TCGGGAAAATACTCTCTACATAAACTCTCAAAATTACTAATAATACCGTTATGAGCCACTATCCAATCACCATAAATGAACGGGTGATTGTTTATCGCTTCAAATGATTTTGTTTCAACAGTAGGGCCACGGGAATGATATAAAAAGTAACGACCGTGAGTGTCTATACCCGGCGGGTTAAAACAGTCTATAGGTTCATTAAAAATACCTTCAGTTTTGTGTACGTGGTATTGATCATTAGAGTCTAATGTTAGTGCACCTGAACTATAATAACCTCTTGCAAGATTATCTTTGTATAACTTAAAAGCTATATCTTTATTTTTACTACCTGCTATACCGCACATATTATGTTAAATAGGTTAAAGGTTTGCAATCGTATTGTTCCCAAGGAATGTTACGTGAATATTTAATAGGGTCAATAGCTTTGTTGTCAATAAAACCTTTGATGCGTGCTGCACATGATACACATTCCCCGCAAGCTGGGTCAGTACCCTCATAACAGGTATGTGTTTGTCTAAAGTCTACTTGTAAGTCAATACCGGTTTTAATAACCTCTTCTTTAGAGTAACGCATAAACGGTGCATTAACCTTGATCGTGTTTTTGCGATTAAGACCGTATATGTCGTTAACCTTATTAAGAAACATTGACGTGCAGTCCCAATAACCACTAAAGTCGTCGGTTTCTACTGCACCGTAAAACAGGTCTTGAGCCCCAATAGATTCAGCCCAACCAGCAGCTGAAGTAAGTAAAAGTAAATTTCTAAAAGGAACGTAACTCAAGGGCTGTGCATTACCGATATCATCTTTAGCTTTCGGTATTTTGAGATTAGTATTAGTTAAAGCAGACATCGTGGAGATATCTCTAAAGAAATCCATATTAATTACTTTATGCTCTTTAACATTACACGCTTTAGCTTGAAACTTAGCACATTCAATCTCTCGAGCAATCCGCTGCCCGTAGTTAAAAGTAACAGCATATACTTCATCGTATTTGAGCGTTTTAGTTACATAATGTAATAATACGGTACTATCCATACCGCCTGATAATATGACTAGTGCTTTTGACATATGGTTATAATAGTGTAGATTTATAGAAATTCAATAAAAAAGTAGTAAATAATGTATATGAAAAACTTGTTTCAAGATGCATTCGTCCAATCCCTCAAAGAAGATCTAGATAAAGAAGGTACCGCTTTTACTGGTGCTTTGAATGCAGCTGAAAAAAACCATAAAAGTACTATGAAAGTTCCTGGTACAGATAAAAATATAAAGGTTACTGGTCATAAACTAGAAACAGAAAAAGATAAAAAATGGATTCAACATGCACATGTTAAAAAAGGCGGTCTTCATAAAGCACTACATGTAAAGCAAGGTGAAAAGATTCCTGCTGCAAAATTAAATAAAGCTTTACATAGCAAAAACCCGCACATGAAGCACATGGCCCAGTTTGCTAAAAATGTACAAAAAGAAACCATTAAAGAACATTTAATGACAAATATGGAAGCTAAGCCAGCTCCAACAAACGCTGCTTCAGCTCCTGCCCCTGCACCAGTAACGAATGATGCTGATGCTGAAAAAGCAGCATACGGTAAGACTTTAGATCCTAATACCAAGCCAGATGCTTTTGATGGAGCAAAGAACCCAGCTCTTAAACTTGATACAGAAGGCGTAGCTAAAGCACGTGAATGGATTAAGAAGCTTGATGATATGGCTACTTTTATTAACGGTACAGATGAAAGCAGTTTAAATGCGCAGATTAATGCGTTAGAAATGCGTAACTCTATTCCTTTTAAGGGCATTGTTCGTCGTGAAGAAAAACGTATCACTAAGTTAGCTGAAAATTTACGTGGTTTAGCAGAACTGTTTAAGACTGTTGTTACAAGTTCTGGTAAAAAGATTCATGATGCTACTAGCCGCATTACTTCTCGTTAAACCGGCTTTTTAACTAAAGAATACTGTATAAAACCTCTCATACCTTTAAAGGTATTTTGTAGTATATTGTTGTGCGGTATTTCATCCTGCTTTTGTTTGGTACAAAGCTCGTTTAAGTCTTTATACTGACTATATTCTTTAGGCCAAATAAACACCGACTCTCCTCTATCTAATAACTCTTTAGTTACTTTATAAGAAGTAACATCAACCCACTGATTGTCTAGTACATATACTAGTTCGTGCATAGGGTATGATTTTTGTATTAACTCTAACTGTTCTTCAGTAGGGTGAATACCAGCTAGTGCTACACTATTACGTAAAAACATAGCATCAATAGGGCCTTCTTGTAAGAATATATATTCTATATCAGGCGATACTTTATCTAGATTAAATACCCCTTTATCGCTGTTAACTTTAGATAGATACTTTGCTTTATCTTCATCCTCTTTATACAATGCTCTTGATTGATAGGTTACAATCTTACCTTCTGTATTATAAAACGGAAACACTACTCTATTTTTATGAGTAACGTCAGTTAAGCTAATCCAAAGCGATTTAGGTTTGTTTATAGCAGTGTTTAAGCGTCTCTTATTGATAAACTCAAGAGCATCCTTAACTACCTGGTTCTCTTTATAAAACGATACCTGATTACTGTCGAATAAGTTTATACTATCGTATGGTAAAGGATTAGGGTTAGCTTTCTTATAAAAGTCTGACTTCTTAATAACATCTTCTACTGTATCTGCATGAGAACCGGCTTGAGAGAGTATTTCGCACAGAGGCAAGTTAGTCATTTCTTTAACAAACTCTAATCCGTTCTTACTTTCATTACAGTTATGACAGTATAGGTGATCGTCTTCAGGAATATAGAAAAACCTGCGTTTCTTACCAGCACTCTTACCTTCATGACAGTATGGACATTCGCCAGTATACGTGTTAGTATTCTTTTTATACGTAGGACGCTTTGTATACTGATAGAACGTCTGTATTACAAAGTTTTGCGGTATAATCATAAAGTAAATATATAATATAATATGTCTTCAAAGAATAGCAAATATATTCAAGGAATTTATACCCCTATTAACAAAAACAAATATATGGGTAATGGTAATCCTGTGTATAGGTCTTCATTAGAAAGAGATTTCTTTTTATTCTTTGATCAAAATCCAAATGTTACTGCTTGGGTAAGTGAGGGCATAGTTGTTCCTTATTATAGTAGTATTGATAATAAAGTACATAACTATTATGTAGATTTAGTAGCAGCAATCAAGGAAAAAGACGGTACAGTACAAAAATATTTGATTGAGTTAAAACCACACTCTCAAACTCAACCACCACAATCTAATGATAGAAAAAGAAAAAGCACTATACTGTACGAACAGTTAATGTGGCACAAGAATCAGAGCAAATGGAAAGCCGCGAGTGAGTACGCGGCTAAAAAAGGTATGAAGTTTGTAGTTCTTACCGAAAAATACTTAACTCAATCCTGACCTTCGTAGTCGTAAGGGTTTTGACTTCCTGTACCGCCAACGATTTCTTCAGGTTCTGGTTCTTTAAAACCAGCTAGCTCTTCACCAGAAGGTTTTCTACCTCTTGATTTAATTTTACCAATAGAAGCCTTGAGCTTATCTGCAGCTTTGCTCTTATCTACTGGAGTAACCTTCATACCGAACTTTGCTAAACGATCTCTAATAGCTGCTTTCCTTAGTTCAGCAGGATCGATTTGAGGTTCTTCTAAATCAGCAGGTGCCTCTTCTCCTTGAGCAGCATTAATCATTGCTTGCACATCTTGCATGTTACCAACAAAAGGTCTTTCACCTGGTAAAGTATTTTTTAATGATTTGTAGATCTCTTCTGGTGCAACTCCCTGTGCAACTAAAGCGTCTACTTTTTCTTGATCTCTAGGATCAATCTTAGTAGCACCAGTAGGGGCTGAAGCTTTAGGGGCAGGTGCAGCACCGTCACCGATTTTACCTGCATTAAACTCTTTACGAGCATAAGCATAAGCTGTATTTTTTGAAAGACCTTGTTTTTCAAGTTCTGCTGCTCTTGCTAAGATAGCAGGATTCTTTGGTTTAGCCATCTCTACATCGAGCATGTTTTCAGAGATATAGTTAACTGCTTCGTTAAATTTCATATTATATACTTATTATATTTTAATCTGATTCTTATCAGGTGGTAATCCAAGTTGAGTAGCTAAGAGTTCTTGTTCTTTAATGTCTTTTGCTATTAAAGAGTCTTCTTCTCCAAAAAACTCACACTTTTCATTAATATATAATGAGATTTGTGCAATACGTTCTAATGGATTTCCGTAAACCGGAATAATAGGCGGGCAATCATCAGCATCGAAAAATCCCGATTTACCGCTTTCCCAAGCTTTAAATAAACCATCAAATAATAATGCTATTTCACCACGATACACTGGGTCTATATCTCTATTTTCCTTCATTTGAAGAAGTACATCGTTTTCTTTAGTTAAAGGTATATAGAAGATAACGGAGTAGAACTTGACCGCTTCTCTCACCTGCTTTACACATTTATCAATAAAAGCTTCATCAATATCTCCTAAGCCTTTTTCAAACAACCATAAAGAATAAACCAAGTTATCAATAGGTGTACGATCGAAAACCATTTTCTTTTTACCGTAGTTAGCCATTGCTTCATCAACAAGAAAATTAAGTATAGTTTCTTGAGATTTTTTATTGCCTTCTTTATTAATCTTGAGTTTCTTGCTTTTAATAAGGTCTCGATAAGATTTTTCAGGTCTTACAAGTTGTGACCATTGTATAATCATGTCATCAACAAGTGTAGATTTACCTACACACTGTGTACCAATGACACCTATTTTGCTAAGTTTAGAATGACTCATTTTTTAAATTTACGCTTTATACTAATATTGGCAACCTCATCATCTTCAGGTGGTTGACCAGTTTCAATATCTACCCAATCAAGTACACAGTTGTCTGACGGATAATAACCCATAGCCCTAACAAAAGCATTAAACTGTTCTGTTAGTTCTTCTAAACCAACTTGACCATCAAGTGTAATTTCAATCTTACAAGGTACACTAACGTTGGTGTCGTCATCAGTATGCTCTAACGTATATGTGAATTTTATTTCTTGTTTCATACATTATACCATTTCTTCAATTATACCGAGTATTTCTGCTACGATTAGTAACACACCAGTAACCCAAAAGCTACCAAAGCAAAGGCACGTACCCGCAATAATGCGGATAATGCTTTTAATGATACTAATGTTTTTATGTTTTTTAGGGTCAGGAATATCGTTCATATATTAAACCTTGAGTGCGCGATCCCAGACCTGCAAGTGCATTCTGTTAGAGAACTTAAAATTATATTTCTTACATAGTTCAGCCACTACAGGCCCAACTTCTAGTAGCTCTTTACGGCTACCGCACATTGGCATAATCCATACTTGACTTGAACGTACAGCTACTTCAGGGCTATTAAGATAGTTTTCTAATACTTCATTTAAGTCTGACTCTTGTTTAGCTACAAACTTAAAACAAGCATCATGTACAGCTAGATAACGCAATACTTCTGGTTTATAACGTTTATCAGCAGGATCTCCGTTACTTGATAGTTTAGGCGAAGTAGTATATGTTACATGTACGCCAATACGAGACCATTCTTCATCCGGCATAATAGTGCCGTTAGTTTCAAAGTCTACATGCAATGTAGGCCTACCAATATCTTCCATTGTTAATGTTCTGCTGTAGTTTTTAAAACCCCAACGATCTCTAATAAACTTAACAAATAGTAATAAGTTCTTTTGCTGAATAAAAGGTTCACCACCAGTTAACTTAAGTAATGCACCTTCTTTTAAACGTTCATGATAATCGTTTTTCTCAAAGAGTTGTGCAACCTCTTCAAATGTCATTTTGTTTTTCTTAGACCAGCTAATATAGCTATCACAACCGTTCGGTGAGTCTTCACTCTTAAAACCGATACATGTTAAGTTACACATAGCCATTCTCATAAACACTGAAGGATGACCGATATAACGGCCCTCTCCTTCTAGCGTATAGAACACAAAATCGTCTGAAATAAATAAAGTTGTATTAGGGTCAATATTAGACATAGAGGTATTATATTATATGTTATTAGCTTTTCCACCCACTTTGAGGTATAGTTTCAAATATAGCACTATTGCCTTCATGTTCCCAAACTTCTACTTTTTCACACCAGCATCTTCCGTTAGTTAAGTCTTTAACGTGTTCGTTTGCTAGTTTATGACATAGTTCAGCAAACCTTTCAATACCTACTCCGTCTTCAAGAATTACTAGTTCAATCATCTTACGTTCTTCTAGTTGTTTAAACATATCTAAGTCAGGGTCTTTAGCCCAAACCACTGTTTTATGGTCGAAATATTCTTCTAGAGCAGTTTTAAGTTGCTTAAGACCGCCGAAATCAACAACCCAGTTGTTGTTATCTAATGTATCACAAGAGAACCAAAACTTGGCCTGTAAACGATAGCCATGAATAAAATGACAATGGCTTTGAGCGTAGGGCTGTCTGAAAGCAGCCGAACCCAACGGAATGACTTTAGTTGATGTAAATTTACCCATACCCTATGGTAGAGGTATTTAAAATAATATCAACTTAAATTAAGTCTTTTGTGTGTTTTTCAATCCAACCTTCTAGTATACTAGGCTTTATATCGGGCGGGGTAGATATAACAGCATTGCTTTCTTCGTTAGAGTTAAACAAATACCGTTGTATGTCTTTTTTCTCCGCAATACTATCCAATCTAACATGTAAAGCAGCTCTTTTATTCTTTACTACTGTGTTGCCAAGTAAAGCAATATCTATACAGTTTAACTTAATAAAAACACCAGAATCTTCATAGTTTGCCAATATATCAATAAACTCTCTTTTGTTAGCATCCGATCTAAAAAACAAAAATATGGGTACATCATCACTGCTATACTTTTTGTTTTTGTATTTTACTATCATACATTTATTTATATTGATAGTAAATATTGATATGGCTGCAACAGGAAAAAGTTTAAAAAAGGAATTTATCGTGCCAAATACTACCCCTCCTCCACCCCCACCTACGTTCGCTCAGCACTATATACATAACAGCCGGTTTCAAGTTACCCCTGATTTTATTAATTACATAAAAAGTGTAGAGAACGGTATAAAAGCAGGCTTTAAGCACGGTTTATGGCATCCGCACAAGAGTGTAGAGGGTGGTGCAGATACTATTGCATATGGCCACAAGTTACAGCCTGGTGAGAACTTTTCTCGTGGTATTACAGATGTACAGGCTACTGAAATGTTGAAAAAAGACATACAAACTGCTGCTACCAGGGCAAAACAAATAACAGACTTTAGATTCGGGCCTGGTGCATTTGATCGTCTTGACAACAGCAAAAAAGAAATGCTAACAGACTTTGCCTTTAATGGTGTATTAGGAAAGTTTCCTAGATTTTTAGATGGTGTAGTTACCGGAAATGATAAAGAAGTTAAAGCTCAATACATACGACATGTAAACGGCAAAGAAATGACCGGTCGTAACCAAGCTTTTGCTAACAGATACTTAAAGCCTTAAGCTTTACCCTGTAGTTTACCAAGCACCGCCATAATACCAGCATCTTTATTTTGCTGTGTAACTGGTGTGGTAAGTACTTTAGCATCTTCATCGCTTATTAGGTTAGGGTTGTCTCTAACTGTCATAATAGCGTTTTTAGCCATATCTAATAAAGTAGTCTCCCAGTTTGTTGTCTCCTGAGAAGTTTGTGGCACTTGTTCAGGTTGACCTCCTAACGGCTGAGGTGGTTGTCCAGTTTGATTTAAACCAGCAGCAGGCGTAGTAGGTTGCTGTTCTGGAGTAGCAGCTACAGGAGGTACTGGTGCTTCTAATAAAGTACGAAATATACTATCTGCTATTGCGTCAAATTTTTTCATATTAAACAGCTGGTGTTACACCTGAAGAAACACTTGGTGTACTACCTTGAGTGCCACCAGCTGTACCTTTACTTTTCACAACTAAATCTGCTAAAGCTTTTGATGCTGTTGCTGTATCCCCGGATTGTAATGCTTTAAGAAAAGCTGGATCGTTATAAACAGCGTGTATGCCTTGAAGTGTATTACTTGCCGCAGCTGCAGTTGCTGCTTGTGCTGCGTCTACAGATTTTTTTGCAACGTCTGATTGCTGATCAGGTGCTATTACATCTGTCAGTCCTTCATCAATAGTAATTTGATTTAATAACGTTAAAAACTTACTTTTTGGCTTCATTTCAATATATTTACGACTTTTTTGTATATTTGCACTTGATTTTATTTGGCAATAAAGTAATATAAAGTGTCGTCGGTTTAAGGAGTATACCACATATAATAGTATTATATGTATTAATAATAGGGACTCAGGAGCAAAGCTCCTTCGTCTCAGTCTTGCAGACCTTTTTAACAAGTTCGCTGCGCTCACTATATATTATATAATTAGAGCGAGAAATCCAGCTCATGGTTTGAATACGGATGCTAAGTTTTCTATGCCAAATTTCGTGCAAAACCGTTTGATTTTGTTAAAACTATACTTGCTATAATCAATAGAATAGCGAAACTCTTTGAGCTCGGTAGTTACTTCTGTGTATTCCGCAGTATTTTTGTCAACTAATGCTGTTTTATATGGTTTACTGGTAATATAAAGTAGTATTGGGAAACACTTCTTTACCTCTTTTATAAACGGTAATATATCCATATTACACGTTGTTTTATTAATCCAGTATATAGTGTTCTTTTTATCTTCTAAGCTAGAATATTCGGTAAAAAGAGTGTGAAGAGTAAAATAATGTATAAGCTTGAGATAATCCTGCCGAGGTAAACTGTCATATGTTTGTATATTAAGTTTGCGTAGTTCCTTCTGAAAGGAGCTTAGAATCTGACTTTCCGTCTCTTGAAAGTTTTTCAGATACAGGTTGTACTTTAACGGGTAAGGTTTCACCGAATAATAAGATAGGCTCTTTATTGCTTTGTGCAAGCTTTTTTAGCAAAGCATCTGGTGCTCTACCAATACGGCAGTTTATAATGCCGTTATAATAACCACCTTTAAGTAACACATCATGATCAAACTGTATTTTAGCTTCATAATAAGCTAACTCAAACTTACTGTCACAAAAACGTAGTATTTCAAACTTAAATTTGTCTTTACCAATCTTCTTTATATCTTCATTAACATCATTAGAGGATGAAGTATAAGTCTTCCAATCTGTCTCTACGTCAAAGTGTCTTTTGTTTTTTCTTCCTTTGAGAGGCTTAAGTTTTTTAACGCTTTTAATCTGCTTTTTACCGAAATAGACCTTACCACTGACCAGGTTTGTAATACGATAAATAAAACCGTAAGGCAAAATATCGTTGTTGAAAGTTTCATTTGTTGTCCAATGGCCTATGTCCATGCATCCTACTTACATCCCTTTTGGAAATGTTCTACGTTGTAATGGAAGTAACGGTTGAGGCTCACCATTCATTTTTTTCTTTTTGTCCTTTTTAGGTTTTTTACTACCAGTACCCCATATATTTCTTGCATCTCCTGGTGCATAAAAATCACTTGATTGTCCTGTTACAGGAGCATGAGCCTGGTCTGCACCAAAAGCACTACCAGTTGTCATGTCTTCTAAAAGCTTAGTATACAAAATATTAAAGTTTTTCACGTAGATTTATTAATTTTATAATATATACTTAGTAAGATTTATGGACTTACTCAATATAGATAAAATTATTAGTGACTTTCAATCTGAACTTACTAATGATATTAAAATGGATGAACTATCCATTAAAGAAAAAGCTATGTTAGCACCTACTACTAAACATAAGTGGGTTGCAAAAACAATGCAATACAAGAGTGCACTACTCAAGTTAGAATATACCAAGAAGCAAAAGATTAAAACTAAAGCATTTAACTCTCCTGTAGTACTGTCAAAAACGGCTCAAGAACAAGCTATAGCAGGGGATGATGAGATTGTTTCTATTAATGCTTGTATTGATCAAGTGAAGATAATCTTAGAGTACCTTGAAAAAATAGAAAAACTAACCAGCTCGTTAACGTACGACTATAAAAACGTAATAGATTTACAAAAACTTGAGACAACATAATGGTAGTTGAGTTCCAATATGACCCAAAGCGTAAGGAAGTAAAAATCGTTTCAGAATATCTTCCTAATATAAAAGAGCACTTCAGTGTTAAGAACCCGGGTGCTCGTTTTAATCGTTTTGCTAGGTTCATTCCTCAGCGCATATATGCTATTACACCTGCAGGGTATTGTGGTATTGGTTTAGTACCTGGTATTATAGAGTTTTTAAACAATCAGAACATACCGTTTGAGATTAAAGTTAATCAAGAATATAAAGACATCGTACAAAAGACTCATATACTCGACCCTGATAGGTTTAAAACATTAAGTAGTGAATTTAAACTTAGAGACTACCAAGAAACAGCAGTTAGTAAAGCACTAGACAATGGTTACGGAGTTGTAGAGTTAGCAACAGGTGGTGGTAAAACTTTAATCATTGCTAACTTGGTATATGCTGCATTACATCAAATAGAACCTACTGAAAAAATATTAATAGTAGTTCCAGACTTAGGTTTAGTGTCTCAAACTCATAAAGACTTTACTTCTTATAACTTTCCTATGGAAATAGTAAGTAAGTGGACCGGCAATACTGAAATAGACCCTAATGCTCGGGTTATTATTGCTAATATGGGTATATTACAGAGTAAGAACTCAGATATTAGTTGGTTTAGTAAAGTAGGTTTATTAGTTGTAGATGAATGTCATAAACTACGTAGAGGTAATAAGGTTTGCAAACTACTTGACAAAGTACCTACATTAAGACGTATTGGTTTTACAGGTACGTTACCAGAAAATAATATCGATACATGGAATATTAACAACTTTATTGGTCCGGTTGTATTTAAAAAGACAACTACGGAGTTAAGAGAAGCTGCTGGTGGGGAGTATATTGCTAATGCACAATGCTTAGCTATTAAACTTAATTACGACTTTAAACCAGATTATACAGCTGTATCTTCTGCACAAAGATACTTGCTAGAACTAGATTATATACATAACAATAAGTTTAGAAACAAAGTAATCAGACAACTAGCTCATAACTTTAAAAACAACTGTCTTATTCTTATAGATCATATAGCTCATGGAGACAATCTCTATAAAGAGCTATCTACTTTAACGGATAAACAGGTATACTTTATACAGGGTAGCGTAGAGGTGGAAGAACGCCGCAGAGTACAAGAAATCATGGAACAACATAATAATGTTGTGTGTATTGCCATTAGTAAGATATTTTCTACTGGCATTTCTATAAAAAACATACATTATATAGTGTTTGCTGCAGGCGGTAAATCAAAAATTAAAACTCTACAGTCTATTGGTCGTGGATTACGTGTTCACGAAAACAAAGACATATTGACATTGGTCGATATTGTCGATGATTTAATTTATGGTATTAAGCACTACGACAAACGAAAAGAATTTTATGACCTTGAAAAAATCAAAATTACCGAAAAAACAATTACTGAAGCAGTCTGAAGGGCCGTCGACTGTAAAAATAACTAAAATAGCTAAAGCAGATAAGCCTAAGAAGCCATTAAGTGAATCTGCTAAAGCTAAAAAGGTATACTATGTGAGCCCAGCTGAATTTACAGAAGAACTTCGAAAATATTACGCAACTAATGTAATGAGTGATAATCTCGCCATTATGATACGCAATATTGCTTATGGGTTAGCACATGCATCTAACTTTATTAACTATACATTTAAAGAAGAAGCTATTGGAGACTCTCTTATCAATATGTTTAATGCATTAAAAGATAAGAAGTATAACTTCGACAAAGGCTTTAATCCTTTTTCATATTTTAACTCTATTGCCTTTAACTGCTGGCGTTCTCGTATTAAGAAAGAAAAACGTATGAGAGACACACTAGCAGCATATCAAGAAGAAGTATATAGCGCCATTGGACCTCAAGTAGGTATCGATGACCCAGTAAACCCTATTAATAAACATGTTGATTAAAAACTCAGAAGTCGGTATATTTTCAGATCCTCATTATGGTGTACATCGTAACAGCGCAACCTGGCACAAGATTGCTCTAGATCATGCAAAATGGGCTGCTGAACAGTTTAAAAAGAACGGTATACAAGACATAATAATACCAGGAGACATATTTCATGATCGTAATGACATTGCTGTTAATACTCTTCACGTGGTTACTGACATTTTTGATGTATTGCGTGATTTTAATATCATTATTACCGTGGGTAATCACGATGCTTACTACCGGGATAATTCTACTGTTAATTCCGTATCCATTCTTCGTGGTTGGAGTAATATTACTGTTGTTGACACTCTTACCGTCGAAACACTCCAAGGAAGAAAAATAGCATTTTGTCCTTGGGGTCAAGATATTAATGAAGTACTTAAGTGTGATTTAATCATTGGTCATTTTGAAGTTAACAGCTTTAAGATGAACTCGTTTAAAGTATGTACAAATGGGTTAAAATCATCTGATTTAACTGATAGAGCACCTTTAACTATTACTGGTCATTTTCACCACAGAGAAGAGCGCAAATATAAAGACGGTACTATACTTTATGTAGGTTGTCCGTATCAACAGGATTGGGGTGACTTTGGTACAACTAAAGGTTTGTATATATTAGATCTTGCTGATTTGAGTTACAAGTTTATAGAAAATAATGTTTCTCCGTCTTATAGACGATTACAGTATACTGAACTTACTAGCGGCATATATACACCGGAAACGCTTAAAGCTGCTATACAAGGTAATATCGTTAAGTTTATTGTCGATAAACCTGTAGATCCGATCACTTTAGAAACCATAGTACGTAAACTCGTTGCAGTTAAACCTGTAGAGTTCACAATGGAGCATGATGTCACTGAACAAAGTAAAATTAATATTGAAGAAGCTGCTAATAAGGAGTTTAACATAAGTGTAGAGAAGTCTATTGACGAGTTTGTTGAGTTAATGGATGTAAAAAACAAAGAAGCAACTAAACTTTATGTTAACGATCTTTATTCCAGAGCAGTAAAAATGTAATATGAATATTGCCTTACACTCAAATCAATTCGATAACCGCGGTTCTACCCGCGTAACCTATGATTACGGTCTAGCACTAAGAGATATACTTGGTCACAACGTAACATTTGTTACCTCTAGTATGAATGCTAACGAGGGTATTGAAAAAATATCTAAAGAGTTTGAAGTCATTACATACGATTCTAAAGTAGAAGTATCTCTTGCTTCTGTAGTAAAAACTGATATAAGCAGAGTAGTAGATGATAAAAAAATAGACTTCCTATACATGTTTAAATCTGGTACTATAGATCACATTACACCAGATAACTGTAAAACAGGTATACATTGTGTTTTTAACTGTAGTGAGCCTCATGGAAGTGTTTATGCTGCTATATCAGAAAACTTAGCTAAAAAATACAATATAAACAAGTTTGTACCCCATATTATTAATAAGGTAGCACCTAATAAAGATATTAAAGCTGCACTAGGCATACCTAAAGATGCTTTAGTTATTGGTAGACACGGAGGTAATGATTCATTTGATTTAGCATTTGTACATAGAGCAGTAGAAACTATTCTTAAAACAAGAAACGATGTTTACTTCCTATTTTTATCTACTAATGCTTTTATTAAACATGATAGAGCTATGTTTTTTCCGTGGATAACTAATGATGTTGGTATATCTAATTTTATTAATGCATGTGACATTATGATACATGCTCGTCATATGGGAGAGACATTTGGTTTAGCAGTAGGAGAGTTTTCCTCTCATAACAAACCTGTGATGACCTGGAGCGGTAAAATGCCATGGAGTGGAGAAACCAATCTTGGTTACGATACCGCTCATATAGATCATTTAGGAGATAAAGCTATACTTTATCATGATTATAACAGTCTAGTTAACATTATGGAAGGTCTAGATGTGCAGTATTTACGTAGTCAAAACTGGGACATGTTTTCAGAGAAGTTTAGTGCTAACAATGTAATTAACCAATATAAGGATGTATTTTTAACATGAAAATCGGTGTTGGTATTATTACCTGTAACAGAAACAACTACTTAAAAGCTTTAATAACTACACTTCCTATGGACGTGGTAGATGCTTTAGTCGTAGTTAACGACGGTAAGGCTGAAAATCAAATAGAGGTACCAGGTACTTGGTTACAGAATGAAGTCAATCTTGGTGTAGGTAAATCTAAAAACAAAGCAATGAAGTATCTTTATGATGCTGGTTGTAATTATATTTTTATTATTGAAGATGATATGCTTATTAAAGATAAAAATGTATTTATGAAATACATTGAAGCATATCAAGAAACCGGTATACAACATTTTAACTACGGACCTGGTTCACCATTTAACCGTAAACAAAACATAGAGTTTGATCTTCATAATAGACATTTACTCGATCAAAAGAGTCCTGTTAATCCTCGTATTGTTATTGAGTATCCTGGAGAAATTAAGATTGCATTATATACTCATACAGTAGCAATGTTTTCGTTTTTTACAAGAGAAGTACTCGAGAAGGTAGGCTATATTGACGAGCAGTTTTATAATGCTTGGGAACACGTAGACCATACCTATCGTATTGCACTAGCTGGTTACCATCCTCCATTTTGGTGGTTTGCTGATATAGCTGATAGTGAGAAATACCTCGAAGAAGCTCCTGGTGCTATCGATAACTCATCTATTGCAGACAAGAAAGAACAATGGCATAAGAACGTGTACGGTGGTAGAGAGCTTTACAAGACTAAACACGGACACTATCCGAACGAACCTAAAAACTATACTCAAAACGAGGTTTTAAATATACTTAAACAAATAAAATACCGTAAATGAACGAAATCATTACATATGGACAGAACTACAGTCTTAACAAAGGTATAGAAAACTTTGTTAAGTCAGCTGTAAAAACTAACAATACTGTCACTGTTATAGGCTACAATCTTAAGCAAGATGTACTAGATTATCTCAAGAAAAATAACTGTAACTTTGTTGATGCTGATCAAATAGCGAAAAAGTATAATGTGGATATGAAACTATCACCTTATACACTTAAAGTTATTTTCTTTTATCTGTATTGCAGTAAAATTTCTACAGCTGATAATGTGTTTTTGTGTGATTTTACCGATGTTTATTTTAATAAAAACATATTTGATTTCGTTTCAGTAAAACCAATGGTATTTGGGGAAGGTCAGATAATACGTAACTGTCAGACTAATACTACTTGGATAAACTTATGTTATAATCAAGACATATACGGATTGTTACAAAAGTATGAGATTATTAATGGAGGAGCCATACTTGGTTGGAGATCTCAGTGTATAGGTTTATTAAAAGAAATGTGTTTAGATACTTCTATTATATTAGGTAGAATAGGAAACTATGCTAATATAGATCAGGCCATACTTAATAAGGTGGTTCGTTTTGATCAATACAGATACGAAATAGGGTCTAAAACAACTGTACTAAACTTAGCACAAGTTAGCATACAAACTAAATGGAATAAGAGCAATGTACCAGCTGTATTTCATCAATATGACGGGCACCCAGATGTAGAAAGTTTTATTAATGAGCAAAGTTGATGTAATCATTTTATCTCTTGTTAACGATGACAAGAGCTTTGAAGTAACTAAAAGATGTATTGATTCTTATATTAATACAGCTGATGAACTCATTAACAATATATTTGTTATTGAAACTAATAAAACCTTTAATAGAGATTATAATCAACCTAAAGTAGAGGTAATAATACCCCCTTACGAGTTTAACTATAACCAGTTTTTTAATATAGGTTTAAGCCGTTGTAAATCAGATTATATAATAGGCCCTAATAACGATTTAATAATACAAGAAAACTGTATACAAAACATCGTAAAAGAGTTTGAAACCAACTCTACTATCAGTTCTATTAGCCCTATTGATAGAAATTGGCATCGTCATACTAAACAGTATTTTCCTGATGATAATAAACTTTATTATGGGTATGAAACATCTTTACACTTGTTTGGTTGTATATTTGCAGCAAGACGCGGAGTATTTGAAGTTATAGGTTATCTTGATGAACGTTTCTTTTTCTTTTATCAAGATAATGATTACTCAATGTGTTTAGAAAGAAACAAACTGTTACATGGTGTATTAACCAGTGCTAGAGTTAAACATAAAGTAGGTGGTACATCTGCTAAAGGCTCTTCTAGAACAGATTATACCCCAGAGAACATGAACAAACAGGGTAATATTTTAGCAGATAAATGGAATAACGAGCCGTTCAAATCAGGTGGATTTAAACAGTTCAAACCGTATATACTTTAAATGAACATTTCGTTTTTATATCCTAGAACCCCTCAAGATGTTTGGAATACTTCAATAGCCATACAAAATGCTTTTGACAAACTAGGACACACTACAAAATGTTACTCTTCAATGACTGTTGAAGATCAATACTCGGAAGACGGGTTAAAAGCATTACTAACAGACGCAAACAATGGTACATTTGTACCAGATGTTATTATTAACTTTGATTATGGACGCTTTCAAAGCCCGTTACTTAAAAAGAGCTCATTCCCATCTGCAATATGGGTATTAGAGTCTGGAGATGACCCTCAAAGCTTTAATAACAACTATATTAAAGCTAAAGCTGGTAACTTTGATATTATTTTATCTCCAGATATTAGATGTTGTGCTACATACAACTCCCAAGGCTATAATGCTATGTGGTTTCCGCACTTTGCAGATACTGATATGTATCCTGAAAGAGTGTATAGCATTGAACCTGATTTAGATGCTGTATGTACTAGAGATGTTTCTGACAAGTTTTTTCAAAGTGTAAGAGCCCGATTAGGTAAACGTTTTGATACTCGTAGCGGGTTGCATGCTTTAGAACATTCATCATATCTTAGAAGAGGTAAAATAGTATTACAAAACAGTCAATATAAAGAGGTTACACGACGTATATTTGAAGGCATGCTAGCTAATAGAATGGTCATTGCTGATAGACCTGAACCAGGTACTCGTATTGATTTAATATTTGAAGAAGGTAAAGAGATTGTTTATTTTGATTCTTTAGATGATTGTATCAATAAAGTTAACTACTATACTGAACACAAAGATGAAAGACTTAAGATAGCGCAAGCTGGGTTTGATAAAGTATCAAAGTATCATACTGCTATGTCTAGAGTTAAGTCATTATTAAAACATTTATGAAAATACTTTATTTAACAAAAGGCGATCACGTAGACTATCAAAACGATGCGTTGTTGATAGGCTTGAAACAGTTATACGGTGCAGATGTAGTAGACTATAATAAACAAGCCCATAACTACGACACTTATGATGCTGAAAAGGCTAGTAAACTTTATGGTATGGGTATGACAGTAACCCGTGTGTTGCCAGATTTAGAAGTTGATCGTACTGATATTACTTCTAAGATAAAAAACAAACACTACGATCTTATTGTGTATGGTTCTATTTGGAGATGTAATGATTATATCGATGATATATTAAAATATTACCCGTTTGATAAAGTTGTAGCAGTAGACGGTGAAGATGAAACAAATATACACCCGGTTTATAATCGCGGTATAATGTATTTTAAGAGAGAACTTGTTTATCAAAAAGACCGTTTGTTTCCTATTACTTTTGCTATACCAGATTCTAAAGTTAACTTCAACACGAATAAAACACGTAATGGGGCATTTATTACTCCTTTAGATAAGAGTACATACATATACAAAAACGAAAAAGATTATTATAATGATTATAATCAATCGAGATTTGGAGTAACAGTTAAAAAAGCTGGTTGGGACTGTTTAAGACATTACGAAATACTTGGTAACGGATGTATTCCTGTGTTTTATAATATAGAAAACTGCCCTTCATTAACCATGGCAACGTTTCCTAAAAAGGAATGTCAAGAGGTAATGAGCTTGCTTCAGAAGAAAACAGATCCAGTTAAAGTGTATGAACAGTACATTGAAACTTTCAGGAAAGCACTTTACGAAAACTGTACAACAAGTGCGGTTGCAAAATATTTTCTAAACACGTTGAAAAAGAATAGCTAGAGATTATAATGATCTCTAATGCAGTACGTATTTTTTAAGTCTTTAAAGATAACTAACTTTTTATCTGTTGGTAAACGCCCGGTTACTGTAGATTTTAAGCCAGGCTTAAACATTATTACTGGCCGCAATCTAGACAAGGCAGATCGTGCTAACGGTGTAGGTAAATCTACTATTGCAGATGCTATTCATTTTGCTCTATACGGCTCTACTATTAGAGAGCTTAAAAAAGAGAATATTGTCAATAATCTCTATCCAGAAGATGTTTGTGAAGTAGAGATCGAGTTTACTACAGATGTTAATCATGTTAAGACAGAATATAAAATAGTAAGAACACTTAATCCTACCAAATGTTTTCTCTTCGTAAACGGAGAAGATAAAACCCGTTCAGGTGTACCACAAACAACTGAATATATTATTGATATTATTGACACTTCACCAGAAGTATTTCAGAATAGTGTAGTAATGACCATAAACAATACAGTTCCGTTTATGGCTCAGAAAAAGATCGAGAAACGTAAGTTTATTGAGGGTATACTTGGTTTAGAAGTGTTTAGCAATATGTTAAGTATTGCTCGTTTTGACTTTAATGAAGTAAAACGTTTATTAGATGTTGAACACGCTAAGGTAGACGAAAATGATAGAGCTTTACAAGATAGTATTAAACAAAAACAAGTTTATGAAGAGAGTAAGTTAAAACGTAAAGAAGTACTACTTACTCGTCAGCGTAACAATCAGCAAGAGATTGCGCTTATTAACGAAAAGATCGGTAAGCTCGAATCAGTCGATACTGAAGCTGAGAAAAAGATATTAGATAATATGGCAGCCCTTAAAACTGCTGAAACTTTATGCGATCGTAAAATAGCTGCGGTTAATAAGCTTATTACTGAAGCAGAAACCCATATTAAGCTTAATAATGACCGTATTAAAAAACTTAAAAAAGTAGATAGTAAATGTCCACATTGCGGTAAAGATCTCGCTGAAGCAACTAATACTCAATACGAAAAAGATAAAGCAGAGTGTCATGCAGAAATACAAAAATATACAGAGATTGTTAATACTCAAAAACCACTTTTAGTAGAAGCACAAAGTCAGTTAAATAAAGTTGAGACTCATATTACTAATGCACAGAAAAAGATAAACGATTTTAATATTCGTAAAAAAGAAGTAGAAAACATTAATAATCGTTTAAATCAACTCAATGTATGGCAATCTCAACTTGTAGTAGATATTGATGCTCTTAATAACGAGGATAATGTATATACAGACAATATTAAAAAGATTGAAGACCGTATATCTGAAGTAAAAGCTAAAGTAGATGAACTACAGATTAAGATCGATATTATTGAATCAGCTAAGTTTATTACTTCTGAAGAAGGTGTAAAATCGTTTATTGTTAAAAAGATATTAGAGGTACTCAATCTTAGACTTGCTTACTATCTTAAGAAGCTTGAAAGTAACAGTACAGTTAAGTTTAATGAGTTCTTTGAAGAAACTATCACTAATGAACGTGGTGCAGTATGTAGTTATTTTAACTTCTCTGGAGCTGAACGTAAAGCTATCGATCTTGCAATGATATTTGCGTTTCAAGATATCCGTAGAGCACAAGCTAATGTATGGTTAAATATATCTGTATTTGATGAACTACTTGATTCGTCTTTAGACGAAAAAGGTATTGAACTAGTATTGGATATAATACGGGATAGAGTGGAAAAGTACCAAGAGGCAGTGTATATAATATCACACCGCAAGGAAAGTATGAAGTACTGTACAAGTGGTGAAATCATATTCCTAGAAAAGAAAAACGGCATAACAGTAAGATCAAACAACTTTAATAATGAATAACTCATTCGTAATCGGTGCACCAGCATTACCATTAGGAGCTCCTACTTTAGGGGTAACTACACCTAACTCTCAACCAGTACTTCCAAGCGTACCACCTACAAAGATGGCAATGAGCTTTGCTGCTGACCATGGTGGATGCGGTTTTTGGCGTATGCACTGGCCAGAATCTATAATCAACTCTTCAGGTAAAGGAGTTGTACAGAACTCTACGATGATGATACTTGACCCAAGACAGTATCAAAATATACAATCAGTTAAGATACAACGTCAAGTCACTGAACCACAACTTCAGTTTGCTAAGTTCTTAAGACATACTTCTGATAATGGAAGCAAGTTTAAACTGTATTATGAAATCGATGACGTTATTTTCCCAGAAGATATTCCATTATACAACAAGTCTAGAGAAGCATTTGTTAACCCTATTATTGGTAAAACAGCAATAGAGATTATTAAGCTCTGTGATGCTATTACTTGCCCTACCAAGTACATGGCAGATTATTATACAGAAAAGACTGGTGTACCCGCTATTGTAGTACCTAACTACCTACCTAAGTTTTGGATGGATCGTTTTTACAGTAAACAAAGAGTGGCGGAGAACTTTGATCGCAACAAGAAACGTCCTCGTATCGGTTATGTTGGTAGTCCAACCCACCTTAATGTACAGCGCTTGCCTGGAGTGGTAGATGATATTGAACCATTTACTGATATTATTCGTAAGACTTACAAAGATTACAAGTGGGTGTTTTTTGGAGCCGCTCCTTTCGGTGTGCAAGATTTAATTGCAGCTGGTGAAGTTGAATATGTACCTTGGAAGAGCTTGTATGAGTATAGTTATACGTTTGATTCGTTAAACTTAAACTTAGCATTTGCACCTTTACAAAATAACAGGTTTAACTATGCAAAAGCACCCATTAAGTATCTTGAAGCAGGTGCATTAGGTATTCCATGTTTATGCCAAGATGCTCCACCATACAATACAGATCCTGTAGCACCTCTACGGTTTAATACTCCTGATGAAATGATGGATCTAGCTAAGAAGCTACTAAAAGATCGTAGAATGTACTTAAATGAGTCGGATGATGCTCGTAAGGTTGCAACCAAGTATTGGTTAGAAGATCACATTGATGAGCATATGAAAGTTTACTTTCCTTCTTGATTAGTTTGTAAAATGGTACATAATATGTTTTGTGTATCGTAACGTATATTATAACTCAAGAGAATCTTCTGCATACCTATTTACCTGGGACAAAAACGGTAAACGGGTTGTTAAGAAAGAACTGTATAGTCCTTACTTTTATGTAGAGACTAATCAGGACAATCACGATGCTATATCTATTTTTAACACTAAGTTAAAGAAGAAGGTATTTAAGAACTCGTATGAACGTAATAAGTCTGCACAAGATGGTGCTATTAAACGTTTATATCACAATATTCAGGTAGAGCAACAGTTTCTTATCGAAAAGTATAAAGATGACTACGAAAAACCTGAGTTTTCTGCTAACCCGTTAAAGGTTTGCTTTCTTGATATCGAAGTTTACTCGCCAGATGAGTTTCCTGAAGCTAAGGATGCAAAGCACCCTATTAACCTTATAACCATATATGACAACTTATCTGATACGTTTTATACTTGGGGTGAAAAACCTTATACACCAACACGCGACAATGTTGTATATACAGAGTGTCGTAGTGAGGTGGATTTGCTTAATAAGTTTCTAGAGTTCTGGGAAAACGATTATTACCCAGATATTCTTAGCGGGTGGAACACGGACTTTTTCGACTTTCCTTATACTATTAATCGTATCAATAACTTATTAGGTGAAGATGCTGCAAAGCGTTTATCTCCATTAAAAAGTCTTTGGTGTCGTAAAGGTATCTTTGTTAAAGGTCAAGAGCTAGATCGTTGGTACATTCACGGTATATCAGCTATGGACTACATGGAAGTGTATAAAGGCTTTGCACGTGGTTTATTAGAGTCATATGCACTAAACTTTGTAGCACAACATGAACTAGGTGAAGGTAAACTAGCTATTAACGCTACTAACCTAGCCGCTTTAGCCGGTAGCGATTGGAAAAACTTTGTAGACTATAATATTCAAGACGTTGATCTGTTAGTACGAATGGAAAAGAAACTACAGTTTTTTAAGATCATACGTATGTTAGCTTACAAAGGTTTAACTAGCTTTGAAGCTGCTTTAGGTAAAGTTCAAATTGTTACCGGTTGTGTTGCTTTAGAAGCATACAAGCACGGTTTGGTTATACCAACGTTTGTGTCTGGTCCTACTAGAGATGAAATCGAAGGTGGGTACGTTAGAGATCCTGAACGCGGTTTAAAGACTGCTATTGTGAGTTATGACGCTAACTCTCTATACCCTAACACCATTATTACTCTCAATATATCACCAGAAACTAAAATAGGCAAAATCGTACGCAAGACAGATACAGAAGCAACGTTATTATTAGCTAGTGGTGCAGAAAAGACGGTACCACTCGATAAACTTGAAAAGTTTATGGAGATAGAAAAGTTAGCTATATCTAAAGCTAATGTTTTATATACTCAAAAGAAAAAAGGCGTTGTGCCTTCATTGATTGATGGTCTTTATAGTGAACGTGTAAGAAATAAGAACCAATACATTGAATACAAAAAACAACTAAGTAATTTACCCCCAGATACAGATGAGTACAAAACGTGTAAGTTTAATATGGAACGAGCTGACACCATCCAGCACGTTATTAAAATTCTTCTTAATTCTATTTATGGTGTTTTTGCTAATAAGTTTAGCCCTATTTGCGATAGTGATCACGCCGGTAGTATTACTCTTACTGGTCAGTCAGTGGTTAAGCAGGCGGGTATCATCCTTGATAAATACGCTAAAGACAAATACGGGGTTAATACGTCCCTTAACATTTACGGTGATACTGATAGTACTCATATTACTATTAGACCTATCCTTGATAAAATTAAGCTTAACATATTTAAAGACGGTAAAGTAACACCAGAAGGTATAGATTTAATAGACAAAGAGATTGGTACATACTTAAATAGTGAGATTAAAAAGTGGTCTGCTTCTGAGTTTAAGTCTATCGATCCTCGTTACTTCTTTAAACGGGAGTCGATTTGTGATGTAGGTGTTTACCTGCAAAAGAAACGTTATATTATTCATGTATTAAACGATGAAGGTGCAAATGTTAGTAAGTTTAAGTACGTTGGGGTTGAAATCGCTAGGTCTACAACGCCAAAGAAAGCAAAAGAACTGATTAAGAAGGTTATTGAGAACTCTTTGTTAGGTCAGGATCAAATAAAGGCAAACAGTCTTTATAAAGAGGTTTACGATGCATTTAAAAAGTTAAATGTTGATGAAATAGCTATCCGTGGCGGTCTTAGTGATTTAGAGAAGTACGAAGTAAAAGCAGATGGCTTTAAGATAGGTACCGGCACACCTAATCACGTTAAAGGTGCATTATGGTATAACCAACTACTAAAACATTTACATTTGGAAACAAAGTATGAACGAATTACTTCCGGTGGCAAAGTAAAGAAGATTTATATTGCACCAAACAAGTATAATATCGATACTCTTTGTTACCCTTACAACTTTCCACCAGAATTTAATGAATTTCAAGTAGACTATATTGAAATGTTCGATACAATAATTAAACCGCCGATATTAGCTGTATATGAAGCTATTGGATGGCGTTTACCAGATTTAACTAACGAAGTAACAACAGACTTATTTGACATATTCTCATGATTAAAATATCACACGAATCTCCCTTAAGTATGCTCGAGATATCTCGTACATACAACGATTACTGCTATGCACTCGTGCACCTCTTTGAAACTCACCCGCAATACTACAAGTTCTTTGAAGACAGTGTTAAAGGTGGTAGGCATGTTTTATTAGATAACTCTATATTTGAGTTAGGTACCTCTTTTGACTCTAAACGTTATGCTCACTGGATACAAAAGCTTAACCCTACAGAATATATTATACCAGACGTGTTAGAAGATTGTCAAGGTACTATTGATTCAGCTAAGAAGTGCTTATGGAAAGATTGGGACTTTGTTAGTAGCTCTAAAACTATTGGTGTTGTGCAAGGAAAGACTTACGGTGAACTAGTTAAGTGTTATGTAGCACTAGATCAAGAGATCGGCGTAGATAAACTAGCTATTTCATTTGACTATTCTTATTACCTTAAAGCATTTCCTCATCCTAACAAGTGGGTATCTTATATGATGGGTAGAGTAATAACTTTAACTCAGTTAATGAATGACGGTATCATTAATAAAGATAAACCTCATCATTTATTAGGTTGTGCACACCCAAGAGAGTTTAGTTTCTATCAAGGACCTGAATATAACTGGATCGAAACACTAGATACTTCTTCTCCTATTGTACATGGTATTAAAAGAGTAAGATATTCTGATGTTATTGGTAACTGGAAGAAAGAATCTACCAAACTTGTAGATCTTTTAGATGTAGTACCAGATGAAATACAAGAAAGAATCATTGCAAGCAATCTGATTCAGTTTAGAAACTATGTTAATGGATGACAACTTTAGAAGCTATAACTAATTCTGTACATGCAAACTATCCTCACTTACTGGCCGATTCTGTTTATATCCGCGATTATTCTTTCTGGGATTGTATTCGTAATCATGAACTCCCGGTAAAAGAGCTTGCAGATGTTAAACCTTACCTAATAAAACACGGTATTGTTGACTTTACACTTGTAATTTTCTTTAGTGATAATACAATAGGGTATCGACTAAACATATGAAACGTACCTTAATCTGGAAAACCTTTTTCTCTCAGAGTGGATCTGAGATATATGAGATATCTAAGCATATCGGTAGGTTTCCAGATGCAATCATAACTAATAAAAGCTTTGAAGATATGGACAAAATCAATCCTAATCTTCTAGAAAAATGTTTTGATCGTTTTATATTTTTACCTAAGAAACCAACAGTAGAAGAATATAGAGAGGCTATTAAGCATACCGATATTATTACTCTTCACGGTTATCTTCGTATACTACCGCCACAGATCTGCGGTAGATTCAAGATATACAACGGACATCCAGGTCTTATAACTAAGTTTCCTGAGTTAAAAGGTAAAGATCCTCAGGCTAAAGTGTGGTTCAGTCACGCCGAAAGACCTTACTATCAGCACGGACACGTTATACATGAAGTTATACCTGAAGTAGATGCTGGTAAAGTAGTGTCTGAGAAAGAGTTTTATAGCAAGAATATCTACAATGAATTTGATAGCTTAGACGATTATATTGGAAGACTGCATAAACTGGCAATCGAAAATTGGGTTGGCTTTATGCGCAAAAGCCTATTAAATAAATAACTTATGAGATCAAACTATAAAGCTGCAATCTGTGGCGCTCATTCACAAGGTAAGACAACGTTAGTAAAAGCACTAAAAGATGATCTGTTTTTAGACGATCAGCATTTTAGTTTTAGAACTAATCTAACGAGAGGTCTTAAAGATTTAAATGTACCTATTAATGAAGGCGGTACTTCTTTAACTCAGTATTTGATAATGGCTAGACATTTAGAGTACGGTTTAACTCCGGGTAACTGGATATTAGATAGAGGTGCTTTAGATGGTATTGCTTACACGACTTACTTTTATGAAAAAGGTCAAGTTAGTAAAGATGTGTATCAAGCTGCTTTAGCTGTTTATGAAGAACTGCTAAAAGTATATGATAAGATTTTTTATGTTGTACCTGAACTTGAAGTAAAAGATGATGGTGAGAGAAGTACAGGTAAGGAGTTTTTTGATGGTGTTGTTAAGCAGTTTGACTTTTATCTAAAACACCATTCAATGCCTACAGATAAACTTGTTTATGTAATGGGTTCTGTAGAAGATAGAGTTAAGATTGTAACTGATAACTTAAAGAAAGATTTTACCAATGAGCTATAATACTAATAATATTGACAAAGTACTTGGTCAGAGAGTTGATTCTCCTACCACCTACACGCCTGAGATCTTAGTGCGTGAAGAACGTCAACGCAATCGTACCTACTTAGGTTTACAGAACGATTCCTTACCATTCGTAGGTTACGATATCTGGAACGGTTATGAATGTAGTGCATTAACAAATAACGGTTTACCTGTTACCTGTGTTGCTAAAGTAGTGTATCCAGCTACTAACCCTTATATTGTAGAGTCTAAGTCAATGAAGCTCTACTGGAACTCATTTAATATGCAGCCTATGGGTAAGACTGTAGCAGAAGCATTAAACAATATTAAAAAGACTGCTTCAGAAGACCTATCTAAACTATTAGAGACAGATGTAGAAGTTGATCTATTTCCACAAGTACAAATAAAAGACTTTGCTGCTCGTGAAGTTTGGTTAAGAGATTATGATCCTGGTATCTGGTTACCGTTAGAAAGTATTAAGAGCGCAGAAAGTATTAAGTTTACAATATTCAACGAATCAGCTGATTTGTTAGTAGCTAATGAATCTGAAGTGAATAAAAAGCACTTCTATATGAGCACTCTATTACGTTCTAACTGTAAGATTACAAAGCAACCAGATTCAGGTGATATCTTTATCTACTATAAAAGCGATAAAGAAGTAACTGAACAATCTTTACTAGAATGGATCGTATCATTCCGTAATGAATGTCATTTCCATGAAGAAATCTGTGAAGCTGCTTATAAACGTCTTTGGGACTTATTAGAACCAGATGAACTTATGGTAACTTGTTTTTATGCCCGTCGTGGTGGCTGGGACATCGTGCCAACTCGTGCATCTGATAAAAAACTATTAGATCAACATTTAATAAACTCAAAGTACCCTTATTTTAAGTTTCCTCGTCAATAACCTTGATTAAAACAAAAACTATATTAATATAAACATATGAGCCAAGATAAACTAGTAACATTCCTAGATAATATTCAACGTACGATTATCGCCACTCTAGTAAGTGAAGATAAAACTACTTTAACAGTAACTAAGCCTGTTATCTTACAGGTTACACCTACACCAGACAAGAAACTACAAGTACAACTCTATCCTGTATTCTTTAGAGAGTTTACAGCAAATCGTGATGAGTTTGCTAACTGGACGTATTCTAAGTCTACTGTAGTAGTAAGTGACGTTGAACTTGAAGCTAACCTACAACTACAATACGCACAAATGTTCGCTACTACAGCTATTAACGCTAATACACCTGTAGTAAAGTTGTTTGACGACGAAGCTAAATAATATGGCACGTAAACCACGTACAGACGTAAACAATGACGAGACTAAGGTTTCGTCAATGAAAGATATCTTTGAAGCAGTAGATGCACTAAATGCAGATGCATCTCTGCTTTCAGATGATAACTCTCTTTCTATTGTAGGCGACTGGATCGATACAGGCTCTTATGCACTTAATGCTATCTTTTCTGGATCTCTTTACAAGGGTATTCCTGTTGGTAGGGTTACTGGTTTTTCCGGGCCTTCCGGTGCGGGTAAGACGCTTATTGTTAATAAGATCATTGCAAACGCTCAAAAGAAAGGCTACTTTGCTGCTGTCTGGGATACGGAAGCAGCAGTAGATAAGCAATCTGCAGAGGGTGTTGGTATTGATCCAAAACGCTTAAAATACTATCCAGTAGAAACAGTAGAAGACTGTCGTAACCAAATCGCTACATTCTTAGATAAGATTATTGCAGCTAATGACCCTAACTTAAAGGTTATTATAGCTATTGATAGTCTTGGTAATTTAGCAAGCGCTAAAGAGCTTCGTGACGTTACAGAAGGTAAGGACGCAGCAGATATGGGTACAAAAGCTAAAGCAATGAAGTCTATGATGCGCGCTTTAACCTTTAAAGCAGCTAAGGCTCGTGTGCCTATTCTTTTTACTAATCACATTTATGATAACCCAACTTCACTCTATCCTGAATTGGTTAAAAAACAGTCCGGTGGTTCTGGCCCTATTTATCTTGCTTCTCTGCTCGTACAGCTTGCGACTAGAAACGAAAAAATCGACAAGAACGAAGGAGAAGAATCAATCGCGGTAGCTCATAACGTAAGCGGTGTTACATTGTCAGCAATGACAGTTAAGAACCGCTTTGTACCTGCTTTCTTGAAGGCAGAACTATACAATAACTTCCGTACTGGTTTAAGTCGCTATGCTGGCTTAGCTGATATGGCAGTAGCGTTTGGAGTTATTCAACAAACCGGTTCTACGTTTCAGTTTAATGGAGAGAAGATCGGTTATAGAAAAACTTGGGAAAACGATACCGAGTTTTGGGATAAGAAAGTACTACCGGTACTCGAACAGACTCTTAAAGAGAAAGTCGGGTACGGGTCAAGTAACTCAGTTCTAGACGAGGCTGAAAAGCTTACAAAAGAATAAAAAGAAAAGCTAAGGGCAACCTTAGCTTTTTTTAATTTATAATATATAATGTACGAATGAAGAAAAACTCTCTTCAAGTTAATAGCGATTTTTTTGAGAACATTGTAGCATGTCAATGTTTGACTAATGCTTACTATACTTCTTTAGTATTAGATTATTTAGCACCAGAGAACTTTAAAAACCCTGGTAACAGACTCGTTGTAGGTATTATTAAAGATTTTTACACTAAACGTAAAGTTTTACCTACTATTACTGAGATTAAAACGTATCTCAGTAAAGAAGAAGATCTAAAACTATTCAAAGATACGGTAACAACATATAAACAATACGATACAGCTCTTAATATGGATGAGCTTATTGCTAATACAGAGCAGTTCTTTAAGGAGAAGGCTGTATACAATACTGTATTGAAGATAGTAGATGACGTATCTAAGGAAAAAGCTGATTACCCTAAGTTCTTATCAATGTTTGAAAAGGCTTGTAATATAGCCTTAACAAGTGATATCGGTTTAGATTTTTTCGGTGAATACGAAAAGATCATTAATGAACTTGGTACAAAGAATGAAGTAATACCAACAGGTTGGGAGTTTATTGACGATAAAATCGGTGGCGGTTTAGCTAAAAACGGTAGAGCACTTTATTTGTTCTTAGGACCAACTAATGTAGGTAAGTCTATCTTTTTAGGTAACGTAGCCTCTAATATGGCTGCAAAAGGTTTAACAACAGTCCTTATATCTTTAGAAATGCCTGAAATGATGTATGCTAAACGTATTAGTAGCCATCTTTCTAAAATCCCTATTAACGAGATACAAGGTCAAATAGGTGCATTAGATTCATACTTTAAAGGCGTTACTGAAACACATAAACGCAAACTTATTATTAAGGAATTCCCACCGAAATCCATTACCGTAGCAGGTATTAAGGCCTATCTTGAGTCTTTAGTAAAGACTGGGATAAAACCGGATATACTCGTGATAGACTATCTTGGACTAATAAAGGCATCACAAGGTGAGAACTCTTACGAGCAAGGTAAGGTGGCTGCAGAAGAACTAAGAGCACTATCATACTTCTTCAATATGCCTGTAGTCAGTGCTATTCAAACTAACCGTGAAGGTATGGAGAAACCAAGCTTAGACACAGTATCTGAATCTTTAGGTGTAGCGTTTACTGCAGACGTGGTTTGGGCTATCTATCAAGAAGAAGGTGATCAAGAGCTCGGAGTTATTAAGCTAGCAGGTGTAAAGAATCGTTTAGGTCCAAAGCATGCTGCTACAGCAATGCGTATTGATTATACCACATTATCTTTGACTGAAGATAAAGGCTATGTTGGCTTAACAGGTAATAAATCCGGCAGTGGTTTAGATGAAGTAATGGACTTGGAAAATAAGCTTGAAAAAATAAGCAAGTAGCTTAAATAGATTATAGTGAGCTTTAACAAGATATACGTTTTTACCGACTTCGATATTGATGGAGTTGCTGCTTTGTTAGCCTTGCATTGGGCACTCGGTGCTGAGCCTGGTCAGATAGCTTTTAAGATCACCACAGTAACCAACTTTCGTAAAGAGTATTTAAACTGGTTAAATGAAAATAACCCAAACGATTTTGATAAGATTTACATCTTAGACTTAGATGTAGCTAAAAATGCTGACTTAGTTGATAGAAAAAATATTGTTATTATCGATCACCATTTAACACATGTTAATGCATTAGGGGTTTATAAAAATGCAGAAGTATATGTAAGTGAAACTTCTTCATGTGCTAAAAAAGCTTATAACCACTTTAAGACATTAGGTAAGTTGACTAAACTGACCCAGCAACAAAAATATTTTATTGCCCTTGCTGATGATTATGATTGTTACCAGTTTAAGTTACCTGAAACATATGAACTGAACTGCCTTTACACGAACACGCAAAAGACGTCTACAAAACAGCGTGCTGAAATATTTTTAGAAAAATACTACAATGGCTTCTATCCTTTTACTACACAGGAGAAAGCTATTATAAAAGAGTATGTAGACCGTAAAAACAAAGCTATAGCTTCTCTTGAAATATATCAAGGAACGGTGTCTATAGGTGGTGCTAAGCGTACAATATACGGCACTCACGGTACAAAGTTTGTTAACGAGATTTGCGATTACATGATAAACACCCACCCAGCTGATATTGTATTCTTTGTCAACTCAAACAACTCACATGTATCATTTCGCAAAAACAAGTCATGTGATGTAGACTTATCAAAGTTAGCTGCTAAAATCTGCGAAGGAGGCGGACATGAATATGCAGCGGGTGGAAAAGTAACGGAAACGTTTTTAAATTTCACCAAACTACTCACGCCACTAACATAATATGTCTGGCATAGTAGGTGCACTACAAGAAGCTGTCATAGAAACTCCTATTAGCCAACTGGCTAGAGATGAGCTTGAGATTGAACTTATTAAGTTTGGTTCATTTTGTTCTATTATTCACAATAAAAAACTTAACAATGTGACTATATTTTCATTAATAGTCAAAAATAAATTGTACCGTAAAATCTTCATGGAACTAACTGATACTGATAGCGAAAGAGAGGCAATATTACTATTTTTAAAGTACAATAGTAACCTTTGCCGTAGCAAAGTTGTTAGAGAGATACTACAATATAGCTCTTAATGAGCGTAGAACAAGTTTACAACACATATTTAAGTGTATCTAGAGGTCATCAAAACAAGCCTTGGAAAGCACGTAAAGACTTTGAAGGGTTTGATAAAACCCCAGATGGTATACTTTGCGTTCGTTTGGATATGTTTTTTAAACGATTCCCTCAAATAAACATTAAAGACTTTTTATTAGCACCCTATGTCATCTACAAAGACGAAGAACACTTCCCGCTCAACTTCTACCTCACGCAAAAAGCCATTGCCTGTTACTCTCTCTTACAAAGTCAGAGGGCCGAAGAACTACCCGACACTGATGGCCACATTAAACATATTCTTGAATCCTTAAAGTATCTGGCTACTACTTGTATTAATGAACAAATAACTCTAGAACAGTACTGTAATCAAAAAGCTGGTTATACATGGAGAAGTCTAGAAGATTATAGAAACAAACATATCAATTTATATGTTTTACTATCTCTTTCAAACTTTGAATACATATTCAATAGCATGCAAGCCCAAGATAAAGAAATCTATTTAAAGACGGTTGCAACAGATATTGTTAAGTTTAAAATGCGATTGAATAACTCATCCAGAGCTAAGAAAATTATAATGGAAGGATTAAAGAGAATAAACAAACTTTTACTTGATAAAAAATAAAACCATACTAATATACCATATCATTCAATATGAAACCTTATAACTCAAATATGTTCGAAAGCATTAAAAATGCTCTAGACAAAGCTAAAACTAAAGCGGGCGACGGCGCAGCATATCGTAACTTATTACAACTTGAACCAGGTGAAAAGCCTTATGTAGTACGTTTATTACCTAATATTAAGAACCCAGAAGAAACTATTCTTCATTACTTCCATCATGGTTGGAATAGCATTAGTACTGGCAAATATGCTAGTATTACTTCTCCTACCACTTGGGGCGATCGTTGCCCTGTAAGCGAGCTATACTTTAAAGTATTACGCGATGGTACGAACGAAGAAAAAGAACGTGCTAAAGCTAACCTACGTCGTAAAGAAAACTGGTTAGTAAACGTTTATGTTGTTAATGATCCTAAGAAACCAGAAAATAACGGTACTATTAAAGTATTACGTTATGGTAAGCAGTTAGATAAGATTATTCAATCTGCTATCAATGGTGATGATTCAGAAGAGTTCGGTGCTAAGATCTTTGACTTAAGTGAAGCAGGCTGCAACTTACGTATTAAAGTAGAGTTAGTATCTGATAAGCCAGGTGCACCTAAGTACCCAACTTATACAGCTTCTAAGTTCTTAAATGCATCTGCTATCGAAGGTTTAGATGATAGCAAGGTAGAAGAGATCTTAAATAGCGTTTACGACTTAAATACATTTATAGATCGTAAGTCTAGTGAAGAGATTAAGGCGTTTATCGACGAACACTATTATGGTAATGCTGAAGCAGCTCCTGTTGCAGCACCTGTAGTAGAAGAGGAAGAAGATGTTCCTTATGATACTCCAGCACCTAAAGCTACAGTAAAACCTGCAGCTAAAGTAGAAGCTACAACTTCTAACGACGATAAAGTATTAGATATCTTAAACGGGTTAGATAACCTATAATGGCCAATCAACCACAACCACAGCAAAACAGGCCTCTGAACGAAGCAGAGCTTCAGAGGCTTGCTGTATCTACTAGTCAAGTAGGTAGCCAAGAAATCATGATGGCTGCAATGTTCGCAAAGCAGCTACAAGGTGATATCAATGGTATTAAGAAACAAGCTGCAGAAGTAGGTGGTGGTCTTAAAGTGTCGGATGTAGATATGAGTAAGGTTATGCCTTCTCATATCTTACCGGCTATGGGTATCAAGCAACCTCAACAACAGAGACTGGTTCAACAACCTGCACCTCAACCGATAGTGCAGCCTGATTTTCAGTTTATTGCACCACCAGTACAACAAATACAGGAAACTAACCTTCCACCTTCTGATCCTAATCAGTTAGAGTTTGATTTAAACAAACAAACTCGGTACGAAGATATTATAAATGCTATTGATAAATTAGAGAATAAGGTTAACATATTAACCGATAAAGTAAACCAGTTAATTGACTCTAATAATAAAAAAAAACCGAAGATAACAAATGGAACTTAAGCTCGTTAAGAAAGATTTTGCCGATAACTTTTTAAGTGTTATAGGTAAAGCTATAGATATTGTGTCTATTAAGCTCAACAAGGATGGCTTGTACGCTGTCTGTAATAAGCCTGATACAAGTATTATTCTATTAGCAAAGTATAATAAGTCTTTTAATGTAGATCAAGAGATTACTCTTAACATTGGTGATGTAAAAAAGCTATTAAGAGTTATTGATTGTATAGATGAAGATGAGCTAGTGTTTACTATTGAATCTAATCATCTTTATTATAAAACTGATAAGTTACAGTTTAAGTATCACTTTTTAGACGATTCAGTAGTACCTAAAGTTACGTTAAAGAGAGAGAAAATTGAAGCTCTTACTAATGATACGTACTTTGATATTAATACAAAGAAACTACAGGAAATATTAAAAGCTAGTTCATTTACCACAGATACCAATAAGATTTACTTGTATGGTCAATCTGATGGGGTATATTGTGAGTTAGGAGATAAAGAAAAAGCCAATACAGATAACATCAGTCTTAAAGTTACTGATAAAGTAGAAGGTCAACCGTTTAATCAGGTTATACCTTTTAATCTCGATATATTTCGTATACTAACTGGTGTTAAGTTTGAAACTGCACGCGTTGGTATTAACTTAAAGTTTAAAGTAATGTCGTTCTACGTTAAGCCTACTGACGAAACCGACTTTACATTTGTAATATCAGGTTTAGTTAAATAATGGCTAATAAGATAACAACACAAAGTTATTTCATCAAAAGACTTAAAGACTCAGGTTATATGGTCTATAAGATCTTTGATCAATATGGTGAAGCAGATCCACGTTCCTGGACAGTTATGATTGATCCGGGTAATGCATCAGTGTTTTGTACCTGTTATGTCAATCACAAGGAACTTTTTAATGAAACCTTCTTCGAGTTATATGACGGAGGTCAATATATTCCTGAGCGATTTAAGTTGAAAACTGACTCGATCGAGGTTATAATAAGCTATTTAGTAAAATATGGAATCAATAACAAATCAGAGTTATACAACGGGCGAAAAGTTTAAGTCCGTAAAATCATTTAATATGGCAACAACATCAAGAGTTAAACACCCACCTCTTCCTACTGCGAATAGTAATATACCTCGTACCGAAGAAGAAAAGACAGAAATTATCCTTAACGCTACCAAAGCTTATGAAGGCTTCTTAGATGCTTTACAGATTGACTGGCGTAATGATCCTAATAGTGAAGGTACACCAAAGCGTGTAGCTAAGGCTTATGTATGTGATCTTATTAAAGGTTGCTACGATCAACCGCCTAAGATTACTTCATTCCCTTCAGATGGTTATGACGGTATTGTAAGTCAGTGTAATATACCTTTAGTATCAATGTGTAGCCATCACCATTTAGCTTTTACTGGTGTAGCACACGTTGCATATATCCCAAGTAAAGACGGACGGGTTATTGGTCTATCAAAGCTAAATCGTATTGTAGAGCATTATGCTCGTCGACCACAAGTACAGGAAGCTTTAACAGTTCAAATCCATAAAGCTATTGACGAAATATGTGAAAAGAACCAAGGTGTTGCAGTAGTAGTAAAATGCTCTCATACTTGTGCTTGTCATAGAGGTGTAAAGCATCACGGTGCAGTAATGATTACTTCTAAACTATCTAAGGATTTCATGAACGAGCCTGAGACTAGAAAAGAGTTCTACGACTTTATTGCTTCCGCCGAAAGAAACACTAAATAATATTAATGGCCGCAAAAAAACCAACGAAGGGTAATAAAAAGGCTCAGAACAAAAAACAGCCAAGCGCTACTGAGCCTACTCCTTCTATTGCTCCTGAAAAAGCTAATGAATCAAAGATAACTCCTACTGAGCAAGCTAGTATCAACCAAATGATACAACTTGCAAAGTTAGAGTACATGAAGTCATTAAAGAACGCCATTGTAAACGAAAAGCGTAAAGAAATAGACTCTTTAGATATGCAAATTAAAGAGTTTCTAGGCCCTTACATGCTTATTGGTTACGATTTAAACAATCAGCCAGTTGAGATTGTTTCTGCTTCAGACCCTGCTTCGCATGATGCTTTATTAGAGCGGTTTCGCCGTGTAATGTTTAAGATCAATAACAATATTGTTCAAACCAACGGTAACGACCCATATGGATTTAAAGACCAGCCTCAAAACGACTCTGAAGAGGATTAAAGATTATTTTTATCCTCCAGAGAGAAGCATATACGTCGTAAAAGAAGGTACATTTAAAGGGGAATGGTTAGTACCAGTGTCTTATACACCTGGTCATACTGTTTTCTTTTCTTTACCAGACAAACACGTAAGAACGGTACCTAATACGGAAGTTGCTTCAGGCTTACAAAATAAAATACTAGAAATAGTTGACGTTTTACCAAAAGGCGTTTACAATACCTGCTTAGAAGAATATAAACTCAAATTAAAACAAGATGACAACACTCCTGATAGACGGCAACAATACTCTTCACCGGGCGTACTGGGTGGCAAACAACATAGGAAAGCCTCTAGTAAACTCAAAAGGGATTAATACCGGGAGTATTTTTGCCTTTCTTAAGACAATTAAGTCTAATGCTGACCAGTTTAATGCAGATAAAATTTATATTGCTTGGGATAAGAAGTTAGGTAATAAAGAGAACTTCCGTAAAACCTTAACAGAGGGTACATATAAAGGTAATAGAAATCAGGAACGTAATAAAGCTGTGTATGGAGAGGCAGATGCTATTGTTGAAGTAACAACTGCACTCGGAATAAAAAACATATTTCCAGGTAATCTCGAAGCAGACGATGTTATTAGTTGGTTGAGTAAAGAGATACTTGGTAAAAAGATTATTGTTAGTGTAGATAACGACTTTGCACAACTGGTTAATGCGGATACTTCTTTCTATAACCCAGTTAAAAAGCTTCTTGTAGATGTCAATAACTTTGTAGAACATTATGGGTTAACTCCGGAAGAATTCGTTATTTATAAATGTATAGCTGGTGATAAATCCGATAATGTACAGGGTATTGAAGGGGTAGGTAAGATTAGAGGTCAAAAACTAGCTAAACAATGGGTAGCTAAAGACCCCAAAGCATTAGAACTATGTAATGAAGCTATTACTACCAATAGACCTTTAGTAGACTTAGCGCATGGTTTAGCAGTGCATCCTGAAGAAGTGAGCTTGTATATCGAACAGTTAAACACTCTATCTGCATCTAATACGGATTTTAATGACTTTGTAGAAAAGTGTAAAGAGTTAGAGTTTAACAGTGTTTTAGATAAGATAAATGATTGGAAGAAAACATTTAATAAACAAGCAAACAACCAAGCTTTAGTTGATTTCTGTAAGCTATTTGGATAAGTATTCGTCTATGAACGAACAAGTATTTATGCGTCCAGAAAGCTGCCATATTTGCGGCCATGGACCAGTACACCCTAGAGCTGTAAGAGTTAACAAAGGCAATCAAATCGTTAACGAAGCTCATTGGATTTGCCCAAAATGTAGCGGTAGATTCAAGATTGGAGTAGTAAGTATTGAGAACCGTGAGCAAAAGAAAAACAGATAAAATCTTAAGTGAAGCAAGTTACGAATCCGGTAACACATATACCGGCGCTCTACCTTCTACTTCAACTCCGGAGACAAAAGATAGCTACGTAACTAATGATAGCCCTCCTACATTAGAAAAACTAGCTAATCTCAAGAACAACGGTCAAGGCGGTCCTAACCCAGAAGCCTTACCCTACCCTTTACAAGATTCAGTAGTACAACTAGCTAATCTATATCTACAAACATTAGATTTAAAGAACAAAGCTGCTACAGCAGCAAACTTACCTTTATTTAAAGGTAAAGAAAAAGACTTAAAGAAGTTTAGAGCAAAGTTGGCAGGCATTATGATAGCATACAAAGAACTTGCTGCACAATTAAACTCCTTTACTCTTGCACCTAAGTGAATAAGTTACTCTAATACGAGTAACATATGAAACAAATATTAATAACCCTGTTGGGTTCTGTATTGAAGGCGGCTGCAGTAAGTGCTGTTTTCGCAACTATTGCACATTTTACAAAGCAATCTACCGCAGTATGGTTTTGGGCGACTTTTGTTGCTCAGTTTATTCTATTCTATCTTTATGGTGCTTATTTAGAATATAAAGCTACTAAAGATATAACTGAGAAAAACCTCAAAGAGCTTGAAATACTCTCTAAAATCACTTTTAATGTACCTTGTGCTGCTTGTAAACAAACAAATGAAGTTGTGATAAACGCTAAAGAAGATACATATTTCGATTGTGTTCATTGTCAGGCAAAGAATGCAGTATACGTTAACGTAGAAGCTGCTTTAGTAACACAACCACTTTCAAATAAGAGCTAATAATATTTTATGGAAGATTATACTTTAGAAGAAGTAACTCAAACCGGTCCTCGCCAGATCACTACATATGAACTTGCCCGTTGGGCTGCTTTAATCGAGGCTGTTGATCTCATTGCTGAAAAGTGTGAAGACAGAAGCATCGATTTTTACAGTCCAGAAGGTATGAAATATATCAAACCTTTAGATATACAAGATTATGTAGATAACCGTACAGATACATTAGTAATGAAAATTCAAACCGCTCGTGGTATTGAAAAAAATCTTATTAATATTAAAAATCTTCAGATCGAAAACAAACTACGTCGTCTTGAAATAAAAGAATAATATGAACGAAAAAACTATTATAATGGACGCATCTGTTGTGCGTATGAATGCAAAAATGGTTCTTGAAGAAGGTCTTTTTTTTGCAGGCTTTAAAGATAATACTGACACATGGTGTAGGTCTTTTGAGGATGCTGCACCTCAGCCAAGTGTAAATGAAGCTATAAATGTAGCTAGATCTTTTAAACTTGATAAGCTACCGAGAATCTTTACATACGACAAACAGGGCAACTCTATAAGAATAACTGAAATAAAGTATTAACGCACTTGGTATAACCAGCAATATTCTGCAGGACTTATTAAAACATCTGCTTTTATATTTGTAAAAAACTCATCTACAGCTTTTTTTACTCCGGGGTATTTATGTCCGTGTTCTGGATCGCTCGGAAAAAAATAATCATGCCCAGCAATAAACCCGCCTTTTTTTACCTTAGGATACCATGTTAATAAATCGTTTTTTACATTTTCATATTCGTGCCCCGCATCTATAAAAACAAAATCTAAAGACTCATCCGGGTAAAGTTTACCACCTGTTACTGAATCAGTACGCAATGGATTGATAATATGCCTTACTGGTTCCATATGGCGCAAAAATTCTTTGTAAAGTATATTTTTATCTCCAGGTTCGTAGCCTAGATCTTTAAACGTTTCTACGTGTTCTGGACTGCCTTGCCAAGTATCAATAACATCAAATTTTACTCGTTTACCCGAGTTAAACAGTTCAACTGCCATAAAGGATGTTGATTTGCCTAAAAAAGCACCTATTTCAACTACATGACCTCCATCTGGCACATATTGAGCGGCGATTTTGTATAGTTCTGGAAATGTAAACCAACCTGCAATAGTGTGTTGAAAATGCTCCATTTTTAACTACTTACTGGATTGCCCTTGAAGTACAAGTTTTTTTACTAAGTCTATATATGAACGTCTCCGAAACAGTACAGCATATTTGGTGGGCAACTCCAAGATGCGGGAGTAGAGCTTTGAGCGAAGTACTGCAGTATTATGATTTTTTTAACTATAATATTTCAAACACCCTTACTCCTGAATCAGATATACGTAATGTGGCTCACAATCATGGTTATGATGTATCAGAAAAGTATAAAGACTACAAAATAATAATGCAAATACGTAACCCATACTCTCGGGCAGTTTCATTTTGGCATTTATATAACTTTAAACGTAAAAACAATGACGAACTAGTAGTAGAGCGTGATTTTGAAGAATATGTAATAAACTCAAGTATAATGGACAGTTATGAAGAACCAGCTGCAACATACAAACCCTACCTTTTTATTAGGTATGAAAACTTTGCAGAAGATGTTAAAAAAATACCATTTTTAGACTTAAATGATCCTAAAGTTAAGTTTAGTTACGACAACACCATAATAAAAAACAAATACAAATACGAAGGTGTAGATGACCCACGCGGTGACATACGTAGAGATAACATAGACGACCGATTTGCTGATTGGCGCTCGTATTATAGGTTTAATCAAAGACTAGCTGATATAGTGTACGAAAAGTTTAAAGGGCAGTTTGAACCTTTTGGTTATTCAAGAGATAGCTGGAAAAAATGAATCATTGCTGCGAAAAATGTCTAGGTCAAACAGGTAATCATGGTGGTTGCTGTCAGATTGATGATAGAGACTATATTATAGGTCCAGTTTCGGACCCTGTACTGTTTTTACAAAGACTGAAAGAGAAGTATCCTGGTATAAGAATAGAGTGGAAAGATGTGTTTATAGACTATGAAGAGGGATCTAAAATGTTCCCGGAAAGATTTAACTATCAAAACCCGGCTCATTATCCTGCGTTAAGAGTTGATTATAATCATGTTAGAAAACCTTGCATATTTTATAACTCTACTCTAAAATGTTGTAATGTATATGAAATCAGACCGAGTATGTGTAAAAATTTTTATTGTGATTATTTAAAGTCTGTACAATAAAAACATTAAAAAATGTAAATATTAACATGCCTGCTTATTATCCTACTTTATCAGCTGTACAACTCGGTACAAGTTATACCGGTTCACAGTCATTTAATAACTATTTAAATGCACTTAACAACTATGTTACTTTATTAGAAACAAAAGCTGAAGCTGCACCAGTTTATTTAACAAGAGAGTTTTCAGTACCTGCAGGCGTGCCTGTTACAACTATTGCTTGTACAGTAAGAAACCCTTATGAAATATTCTTTACACGTTGGTTATATTCTCAAAAATATAATACTCCGCCATTATTTGCAGACTATGTAAATATGTGGAAAACCGGAGCATGGGCAACTCCACTATCTGCCACTTCTTTAGGTGCACCATGGCATCAAAAAGGTTGCTGGTATATTAATAATTTAAAGACAAACCCAAGCGATACATGGCCAGGGGTTTCTCTTGGTCAGGTAACCGATCAATGCGTGTATGCTAATATACCTTTAAATAATTTAACTGTTGTACATCTTGAATCTTTTGCAACTGATGTTGCTACCTTAACTACAAAAATTGGTTTAGATGTAACCAACGTTAACGTAGCAAGAGCACTTACTCAGCATATTAATAATGATGCTTATAACTTAAATCTCTCTAGTATTAACTGGAAAGGTCAGTATACTCAAGATTTAGCTGATGCAGTTTATAATGCATATACTGCAGATTTTGCTGCATTTGGCTACGATAAAGATAGCTGGAAATCATAATACCGCTGCTTAAATAGTAATAAGCGCGCGGGAGTAGCTCAATGGTAGAGCACCACCTTGCCAAGGTGGATGTTGAGGGTTCGAGTCCCTTTTCCCGCTCCACTAAAAAATGAACTTATTATCTAATGGTTATATCTGGTTGTTACCGGAAAGACATGCTTCTCGAGCTACATTTGACACTTTACAACAAAACGGCTTAAACGTAATAGAGTCTATTGGATACGTACCAGTTTTTAGTAGAGGTTATACACACGAAACTAATATACCGGAAAAGTATTTATCTTCGCAATACCCATTAGTTATTAATGTACGCAACCCATACATACAAGCAGTTTCTTTATGGAGACTTAATCAAACTATAGCGGTACGTCCACACGCTACTGTTCGTAATCCTTTTCCTGATACTAACGATAGAATGCCTTTACTATTTGATGAAATACTAGAAGGAGAAGACGGTACAGGTTTAACTAAGGTGTATTTAAATGAACCCCCTTTATGCAAAACATTTAATGAGTGGGTACATTGTATAAATGAAAAGGACAGTAATAAATTTAATAGAAACTCTAACCCGCATAAGTTACCAAATAAAGAACCTGATTATGTGGTTAAGGTGGAGAACCTTAAAGAAGATCTATTAAAGATACCGGGTATAACTAAAGTTAGTACTGCTAATCCTTGTACAGCACAGTATTTTACTACAGTTATGAAGTATATTATTATTAACTATGCTATTAATGGTAAATTAGATAATGATTATTTTATAAAGTTTATAGAGAGTAATAAAAAAGTAAGTAATGCTCTTTTTAATGCTAAACCTAAAACCTACCCACAGTTACTTTTAAAGAAAACATATAAACAGTTACAAATGTTACCAACTGATAAGCTGCAAACGTTTATTAAAAACTATTTTATTGTACCGGAAGGCTTTGCAGAAAAAACTAAGTTAATAGACTTATATCAGTTGTTTAGTAATGAGTGGAAAAGTTTTTACAATCAAGAACTAGCTGATATAGTTTATGAAGACAGAAAAGAGTGGTTTATAAAATTTGGGTATGATAGAGATAGCTGGAAGTCTTAAATTTTTAAGCTTTCAGGTTTCATAGCACGTATGTAAACCTCACCCCAAACTTCTAGCTCGCCCATAAGAGCTTGAAACTCTTTTTGTGATAACTTATCTAGATCTGCTAATTTTGCGTGTATTTCTTTTGCCATTTTTTTATAATGCGCGTTACATTTATCACAATCTTTATCAGGTGCTTTTTCCATCTTTTCTGCTTCTGCATATGGTTTAGCTTTAGCAGCAAAGTGAATAGCAGTTAAAGTAGCAAACCCACCCTTCTCTTTTGAACTATGAGCAATCTTAGCAGCACCAGCAGCTCTCTTATCCAAAAACTGTACAAGAGATTCTTCTGTAGTAGGATCAGGTTGAACTCGTTTTTCTAAAATTAACTGATATTGTTCCGCTAACAGTTTTAAGTTGCTATTCATTGTAAATATGTTATATTACTTATAGTTCTTTAACATATTTTATACGGGCCTGTACTAGATTCGACTCTGTGACAGACGTATTAGAAGCAAGCAGGATTGTTAAATCCTTTATAAATTAACACAAAAACAACCGGCATTATTCAAAGCCTCAAGAACGCAGTCGCATCAGTAATGGATTCATTCAATACTAGCGAAAGCTTCGCACTCGCAGCTGCTTAAGCTCGATCGGTTATAATATAGATTCTCGCTATATACTATAACCGTCATTCAGCGAGACTGACTATTCAATGGTAGTAGAATAGCAGGAACACTACCAAACAATTTGTATATCAGCATTACGGGTATGCATCTTATTAGTAATGATAAGCTTGTAGAAACTGATAAAAACGGCACAGAACACCCGGGGGCAGTACCCGGCAGGTCCACCACTTTATGCCCTCATAGGATAATGGTTAGTCTACCGCACTTTCACTGCGACTATCCGGGTTCGAATCCCGGTGGGGGTATTATTGTCTGATGGTGTAATGGTAGCACAGATGACTTTGACTCATCTAGTTCTGGTTCGAATCCAGGTCGGACAGCCATCTTTAATCCAAATAGAAATGATAGGTTATTCCTATGACAAATTCCCCTATTATATAAAAAACACAAGTAAGTATTTGTGCTGGTGACTTTATCCAGCATAACAACCAAAGCCCCCGGGCGGCGGTTCTAAACAAAACAACACATATGCAAGTATTAATTATAACAAGTTATCTTGCTGTTGGTGGTCTTGTTAGACTCGCATACGAGGACTATAAGATAGGTAACAGTAAGACAAAGTCAAAGTTCATTGAAAGTGTTAAAAAGTTTTGGGTAGGGTTTAAGAAAGCGTGGAAAGACGCTATCTCAGCCCCACATCAACATCTATTTTAATACTATAAGTTAGAAAAATAACGCCCGGCTTGGAGTAATCTGAGCCGGGTTCCTTTTTTTATTTGCATTATTTTATACGCATATTAATATATATAATAGAGTATGTACTGTAACAATTTCGACATGTCAGTTGCTATATCAAAAAAATCTTTACCTGTACTTGTACCGTATTTTTTTGAAGACAATACAGAAGATGTTATTATATATTTTGTTTCTTCCAATATTTGTAATGAAATGGAACAAGATATGTTCTATAAATACTATAGTAATTTAAACAAAAAAATAAATAAAGTTATATTAGTTGCTTCTTGCGAAGCTGTACACCACTCTTTCTGGTTGCATTTAACATATATTATAACTACTAAATGCGAGATAAAAAAAGATAATATTTTATTTTTAGATTGCGGTTTAGATGAACCCACTATTTACAATCACGGTTATTTACCCTATTTTTTAACGATAGAAGATCAAGGTTTTTCAGCGCAGTATTTGTTTACCAAAAAAACAAAACTTTTTACTGCTTTAGCTAGATCAGTCAGACTTTACAAACTCTTATTTATACAAGAACTACTTAAACGTAATCTTTACAACGATAACAGTATTATTTCTTGCGGAGTTAACGTACAAGATGAAGATAAAAAAATGTATGAAGAGTTAGATAATAGATATAAAGGTATGTTTCCTATACTTGTGGATAGCACTATTGATAACCAAAAAAGTCACCTTATATGGATGAATTTTACTTACAACCATGAGTATTTTTCCGAATGTCTATTAAATGTAGTTATTGAGTCGAGCTATACAAATGATCCCTATATTACTAAAAACGGGGTTATTAAAAGCCTTACCAACCATAGTACTAGATTATTTTTAACTGAAAAAACTACCAAAGCTTTTTTTTGGAAACAAATACCGATATTTTTAGCACCACCGGGTTATGTAAAAAAGATAAGAGATATGGGGTTCGATGTGTTTGATGATGTTATCAATCACAGTTATGATGAAGTACTAGATGGTTATAAAAGAATGGTTTTAGTTACAAACGAAGTAGAGAGGCTTTCTAAGCAAGGTTTACACAGTATACTAGATTCTACTTTAAATTTACATAATAGACTTTTTTATAATCAAAACCATATAAATACCGCTAAAAACAGCGTTAACGTTAAGCTTAACAACATTTTAAGCAATTTTATTAAACAGTAGCAGATATACTAAACTAAAAATATTTGCAAGGAAGTTGCTATTTTTTGTTTATAATATATAAATATAGAGTATGAAGAAACTATTAACATTCCTCGCATTGTCATTAATCGCAATCGTTGTAAATGCTGCTCCAGTTAGCGGTGACTTAGACCTCGGATTTACTTCAAAGTTAATCCAACAAGGTCAATTAGTTGGCACTAACTATGCAACAGCTGGCGTTGATACAAATGTATACGGCATTGATCTTGCTGTAACAGCATTTGACAAAGTTAGCGACACAACCACAACTTCAGTTGTAGCTGGTAAAACAGTATCAACAACCGATGCTTCTGGTCTAAAGCGCGTTTATTTCGATGCTGGTTACAAGTTCACGTCCCCTCTCGCTGACTTAACACTCGGTGCTGAGTTGAGACACGTAAATGCAGCAGAAGCCGCTGGTCAAGCTAATCACAACTTCTTACCATTTGTAAAATTAAGTGGTAGTTGGTTTGGTGGTCATCTTAACTGGCAAGGCCGCGCTCTTAACGACACAGTCAATCGCAGCAACAACTATGAGTTCGGTGTTAATACACCAATCAATACGTTCGGTGCATTGAAGGTTGTCCCAGCACTAGTTGTTGGCTTTAACGATCCAGGCGCTGCTACTATTGCTGCACTAAAGAACGTTAAGAAGTACTACCAACCAGGCGTTGGCCTTGAGTTCCATGGTGTAACAGCAAACTTATTTGCTCAACGCACTTCATTAACAGACTCAGCAGCTCAGATTACAGGCTACAACGTCGGCTACAAATTCAAGTTCTAATATTAGAACTTTTCACACCCTCAAACAACTAACCCCTCACTTCGGTGCAGGGGTTTTTTTATGTTCATTAATATGGAACTGAAGTGCTCTATTTAACAACAAAGCAAACTTTTTTAGATCCATACCTGCTTTTTCCTGTATAGCAAACTCTTCTTTAAGAGCTTTTAAAAATGGTTCGGATAACTTAAGAGTCTTAGGATAGAATATACGCTGCTTTTTTTCTAGCATTCCGTATTGTTCCATTAGTTCTTCAAATTTCATTTAACTATATTTATCCCTCTTGTTGGTTAATCCTACTAAGAATCCAGTTATAAGTTTGAGTAAGGCCATACTCTAGAGTATCCTTAGGTTTCCACCCTAGTACTTCTTGGATTTTCCCATTATCACTACATCTACCTACTACACCACGTGGACCGGGTACATGTTTTATATTAATGGATTTTCCGGCTATTTTAGCTACTATTGCTGCAAGCTCGTTTATGCTTATCTGTCTATCACTACCTAGATTTAAAGGTTTGTCATAACTACTTGCCATTAACTGGTGTATACCATAAACACATTCATCTACATATAAAAAACTTCTAGTTTGAGTACCATCTCCCCATACCTCTATTTCATCTGTAGCTTCTGCTACTTTTCTGCATATTGCAGCTGGAGACTTCTCTTTACCGTTGTTCCAACTACCTAGTGGTCCAAATATATTATGAAACCGTGCTATTCTTACCTGTAGCCCATGATTTCTTGCATGAGACATATATAAACGTTCACTAAAAAGCTTCTCCCACCCGTATTCACTATCTGGGTTAGCTGGGTATGCGTCTTCTTCTTTTAAAGCTGGACTATCTGTTTTTGTTTGAGCTTCTGCAGGATATGCGCATGCACTAGAAGAATAAAATATTTTATTACAAGTTTTATATTTTAATAAAGAACGTAATATATTAAGATTAATAGTAGCGCTGTTTTGCATTATATGTGCGTCATTATTACCTGTAAATATATATCCTGCACCACCCATATCTGCAGCGAGCTGGTATATTTCATCTACTTGATTACCGAGTAAGTTATCTACCAAACTTTGATCTATTAAATCGTATAAGTAGAACTCATCTGCATCAGTTTTAGAATATTCAGGGTATTTTAAATCAGCACCAATAACATAATAACCTTTTTGTTTTAAGCTGGTTACTAAATGGGTACCTATAAACCCGCCCGCTCCACACACTATTACTTTTTTATTACTCATATTAATGGTTTAATTTGTTCGTATATTATATTTGCTAAATACTTATAACCCTCGTAAGATGGGTGCGGCTTGTTTTGAGCTATCCATTCCGGTTTAAAAATAATATCATTATCTATAAACGGCAGTTTATACTTTATATAATCTTTTATAGTTTGAGAGCGATAAGCATGATGATCAGGGTCATACGTTTTATGCCAAAAAAAATGTTTAACTCCAAAACTTTTAAACATATCACTCATAGAAGTAAAACACATTATATCTTTATACATTTCCTGTTGCTTAGAGTTTGTTTTAATCCATACCTGATTGATATCTGTACCATCTTTTTCGTCATCGGGTAATGGTATTTTATTTTGAGTTGTGTTTGTAATGTAGTACGGTGGCGGTAGTGTTACTGTACTAAATCTGGGCGCAACCAATCGCCATCTAAAAGGATCATTTTCAGTGTTACGCTCATATGTGTTTATAGGCGATTTTGGTACGTAATATTCAAACCGCTGCCCATCGGTCCATTGTATAATGGCTATAGTTTCTTTCAAGTGTTCAGGTGTTTGGTTACACAACCAATCAAATGTGGTTCTAATAATACGCTCATTACTACCGCACCCCATAGATAGGTTTATTACTTCATCTGCACTTAACTTTTTACCCAGTAAATACGGCCAGGTAATTTTAAAACGTGTAGTGTTAGGATCTACATACGGAGTATACGTATCATCTTCAAAATCATAACCTGCTCCCCAGGTCCAGCAACATCCGTTTGTAAATAAAATCATATTACCACCAGGAACTACCGTCAATAAATAAAGAGTGTCCGTTTTGCTCTTTTGTAATGTTTTTAATAGTATTGAGCAGTGCTGTTGAACGTTCTTGCCAAACCTTCTCTTCAAACAGACCTGGATGAGGATTTATACAGAAAAATATACCTGGATGGTTGACGCTTGCAAAACCCCGAGCCATAGAAACATTTGTATATTTTTTTGCACCATACCCCGCCCATTGCCAGCACCCTTTTAGTTCAACTTCATTTTTTATAAAACCGGTTACCATCCAACCAATTTTAGTGTTATCGTTTATTTTACTTTCTAGTTTTTTAACTAAAAATACTGGTAATTGACAATCAGTCCAAAAACGATTAGCCCACATTTTAACATTACCTTCATTAAAATCATTACCATTTTTTAAGCACCACTCTCCAGGATCATCTCCACCGTTTTGACTAAAAAATATTAAATCTAAATCAGGTAAAGTGTTTGCTATTTGTTCTGCTTGTTGTACACTTAAATTATTCCAATCTACCTTAATAGTAGTAACTCCATTAATATTCATATCTTTGCTTGTTACTACATAGCAATGATAGCCGTTATTAACTAAAGTTTGGGTGAAATTTACACCCCACTTACTACCCGTGCCTAATAATAATGCATTCATATATTGTTATAAAAATCTTCTAAGTCTTTATTTTGAGATATTATTTTTTTAAAAGTAATAGTTTCATGAGACCTATTCTCTTCTAAATAAACTATTTCATCAGTGGCTCTTTTTAATTGTTTTCTATATTCTCCATCTGCATCTACTTCAAAAAACTCTTGACTGTATAGAAAGTTAATGTAGCTTTTAAACTTATCCATTACAAGGTTGTTTTCATTAGCATATTTTTGTAGAAATGCATCACATATATCTTGTACTATTTTCTTGGGTATAGTTCTTGGGCATAACAAGTTAGTAGCATTGTCTGCATGGCATGTTTGAAAATCTGGTATAACAGCAAACTCTTTACATAAGCTGTACAGATTATCGAAATCAAATAAGGTAGGTGTATTAACTGTAATAGAAAGTATTAGCTCTAAGTTATCATTACTGTTTCTGTATTCTACTAACTTAGCAAAGTTTAACCTCCATTTAAAGTAATCAAGATTCGATCTTATCCATTCCCCTATTTCTCCGGTACCATCTAAACTACAGAAAAACTTAATTTTTTTAAAATGCTTAAAACATTCAGTTAGTTCTAAGTCTTTATACTTTATTGTAGATAAGTTGCTATGATATCTTAATATTACGTTTTTTGCGTAATTTTTATCTATTAAGTTCTTTAATACGTCCCAATGAGTTTTCCAAAACATTGGCTCCCCACCAGCCCAATACAACTCTAATAAGTTCTTGAGTATATCTTCATTATTAAACTCGCTATCTATTATCTCTACACTTCTTTCTCTTTCTTCTTTGTTTAACATACCATACTGTAGTGGTATATTGTTACGAGTCTTTTCATTTTGTATTTGTGTAGAATACTCTTCTGTACACATTTTACATTTAAAGTTACAAACATTAGTTCTATAATCTAATGTTTGAGGTAACTGATTGTATGTGCCATCTTCTGATGTGTTCTTTAAAATATCTTCTGTTCTATGAGCAAACTCTGTATTGAAGTATGTTTTATATGTATAAACGTTAACAGTCTTTCCGTGGCAACGCTCACATTCTGATAACGACTCTCCTCGCATCATTTTACGTCTTATTTCTTTCATTTGCTCGCTATTCCAAAACTCTTCTAATGACAAGTTTTTTCCAAAGTTATCATTTGAAACAGCACATAAGCATCTCTTACCTTGTGGAGAAATGTAGGAATGTATCCAAGGAACAAGACAAAATGAGTTGTTATCCTTTAATACTTTATCAGCTTCCATATATTATTTTAATTATAAAATGTTTAAAAATATCTATACCATTAGCTTGATTTCCTAAGAATAAACTATACTATAGTAACATAACTAATACATACTATGTCAAAAGAAGAATACGTTAAACTACAAGCTGTTATCGCTGCATTGCAAAAGACTGTTGAAGATCAAGAAAAGATTGATGAAATCCTTGATCTCTTAAGCAATGCTACAGTAGCTGTTGATGAAGCTGCTAAAACGGAAGAAGAAGCGGTTGATGCTTCTGAAGAAACCGGTAATGATGAGGAAAGCGAACCAAAACCAAAGCAACAATACGTTATGCTTGTATCCGACACTAATAAGATTATTACAAAGGATCTAGTAGGTTGGGTATTACAGATTCCAGAAGATGATGATGTAGCTACTGTTATAGATTCTATTAAGAATGGTGCTTATAACTTTAATGCCTCTAAGAAAGGCCAAAAGTATCCAGTATCATCTATTGGTCAAGCTATTGCTAATGTACCAAACAAGTTCTTTAAGACAAACAATCTAAAGATTAAGACTAAAGAACCTGTACAGATTATTACAACTAATAATGTGTTACCAAGATCTTAAGGAGTAGGCACTATAGCTGGTCCTACTAGAGTTGAACCAGGACCATTAGGGCCAGCTATTGTAGGTGCATCTTTAAGTAAGAACTTTGTTGGTGGTGGTATACCAACAGTAGAGCTTCTACCGTCGCTACGGCCTTCATGACCGATAGCTTTATTATCGCTAACACCAATCTTAGAAGCAGCATAAGCGTTAAATGGACTTGGTCCAACTGGTGGTTGTGCAAGTAAAGTGAGTGGTAAGTTCTTGAATACGTGAGTGTGTGGTTGTGCAATAGTTAATACACCTGCACCAGCTGTATTTAAATCTACCGTACCTGCATTAATCTGCAATGTTACTGCTGTTTCTTTAGTAAGACTACCGCTTACTGTTAGAGGTGGTATGATAACAGTTATACTACCTTGCATATTAGATCTAGAAATAGACCAACCACTACCTGGTGCACCAGCAGGACTTACACCGCCCGGGGCAGCTGGTCCTTTGGCGACTATTTGAGTACTTTCTGTTACTTGGTATTCTATAGGAGCGGTTACGTGATTTACAAACATTTCACCTTCTACGTAAGCACCACCCCCGATAATAACGTTCTTTGATACACCTAAAGTGCTATCTACTACCACCTGTCCACCGATTTTATTTCTTAAGTTTAAAGTATCTGCATCAATGGTAACAAGACTACCATTAATAGCGATTTGACCATCTTGAGAGCCTAGCGTAATAAGATCGCCTCTTACTTCAGTGGTGCCGCTAGCTATCTTCAAGTTACCTAATGTACGTAACTGCATACCACCAGAACCAGCATCAACACTAAACTTGTTCATTGCATGTATGGTATAGTTACCACCAGGCATATCCGGTACATATAGTTCTGCAAACGCTGGAAAGTTATAAGGTCTAGTTTTAAACGTACCTGTAGGCAAATCTGGGGATATGCTTTGTATTCCGTTTAAACCATCAGTCAATATACCAGCTATATCTGATACATAAGCTTTAGCAGTGTTACGCTTTATACCCACTGTTACTACTTTATGTTTTGTGATAAACTCAAAGCTATTACCACCAAACCCCATTTCTTTTTCTTGTTCAGATAAAGGATTCACCACACTAGCTAACTGCGCAGCTAACTTTGCTGGATCGGTTATACCTGTTAAAGTACTATATATGTCACTCCATATTGATGTTGCTTTTGTACTGAAGTTACCAACCTTTAAGAAGTGATCTCCGTTAATGATATTATCACTAGTACGTCCTACATATAAGTTATTATGACCTTTTACAGTCTCAAACTTATCAGCTAGGGTTAGTAACTGAAAGTTCTTAGGATTAAACAGAGCAGTAAAGTAGTTATTCATTTCATGATAACCACCACCGAAATGGGTCACCTTATATGCTTCTCTATCAGTAGTATTAATAAACTCAATAGCAGCTGCACGCTGGTTAATAACCATCTTATTACGATAAGTTAAATGATCGTTTGTAGCACCTTGAGAAGCGTTTTTATCCTTATTTTCAAATGAATCTGGGTAATCAGGATAAGCACTACCTGCTTGATAGATACTGCTAAAATCGTTTTGTCCAAAAGCAGCAGCAAAGTAAACAGGTACTAATGGACTACCATCTCTAAAAAACACCCACACATGTGCACCTACATTAGGAACAGAAAATATACCCTTAGCAGCATTAGAGTATGTAGAGGGTTTATAGAGATCTGAATACTGATTAAAGTTTTGACTGTTTATCTTAGCTGTATTACCAAATGCATCACTCACCGGATGAGATTCAAAATACGAACCAGGTTTACCACCTTTGTTCTCTGGGTCAATGCTAGTTGCTGAAGAAGAGTTAGCATAGTTACTATTAGGTAACCCATATACTAAAGGAGCATCTGATACAGAGTTAACATCTGCATAAGCATTATAATAACCAGGGGTAGAAGCACCCATTATCGGGCTACACTGTTCTGCCCATGGTAACTGAGCTTTTAAATCTGGTAATATTTGACTTAAGTTTTCTCCATTAGGTGTACCTGGAAAAGAAAACGTTTGATCTTGTTTTAACTGATTCCACTTGTTATAAACAATAGTAGATATGTGAGGTACCCATACTTTCACTCTACCACGGTAATCAGGGTCATCGTTCTGTACAACTATGCCTACGTATATGCTATTAAATTGTTCTGTCATGTGTTAGGAGGGTTTTGCACTGTATTAATACTTATCACTGAAGGATTACCATCACTCTTAACAGTACCTGGTATAATAGTAACTTTATTACTATTTAAGTTCGTTACGGCATTATTAGTTTGATAGTTTAATCCTACTGTTGTACCACCAACACTTACTACACTGTTAAAGCCTTGCACGGTAGCTGGTAAACGTTGTACAGTGTTAACAGTATTTTTAAGAAGATTGGTTTCCGTATTTAAAGTACCAGCAATACTACCTATACCCTGTTGTACAGTAGCTACAACTGTCTTAGTAGCTGCTAGCACTCCTTCAGCAGTATTCAGTACACTCTTTGCTGCACTTGCATAGCTCTGTAACTGTTGTAACACCTTAGTTACTGCAGTTGGGTTACCTACATTTAAGCCAAGCAACTTACCTATTGAAGGTAACTGTTTAATCTTATCTTTAATATATTGCTTTACATTAAAGATAGCTTCAGATAACATTCTACCTGGTGTTTTAATAGCGTTGTTAATCTTATCAACTGTATGATTAATGTTTTCAGTAATCTGATCAACATTCCAGTTCGAGTTGTTTTCTAAGTTACCGGTAAGGTTAGTAGCAAAAGGTATCTTTACTTTTAGTACTCCGTACTTTGTCTTAATACCAGCTTGTAAACTAAATGAAGCACCTTGATAAGCTAAAGCTTGACGTAAAAAGTTATTTGAACCTAAACCAAAGCCTTTAGGTGTAACGTTTTGATACAGTTTTAACAAATCGTTATTAAGAGAGTCTAACTCTTTAAACACATTTGATATAACCTTGTTCTGTATAGGTAATGCAATAGGATCTCTACCAAAGTTAGGATTAGTATAGTCTGTATTGTTCGTACCATACGCTAAAGTACCTACCGAGTCTGAAAAGTTTTGATATATGTCAGGATAGTTAGCACTTAACTGTGCTACCACTTCTGGGTGGGAATAAAACATTGCCTGATCCCACCAACCATCTATCCATTGAGGGTTCAAAGCAGATAAAGGTTTAGTTATAGTGAACACTGGTTGTGGTGCTACTATATCAATACACGGATCATTTAAGTGTGTAAAAAAGTCTATTTGAGAACCAATCGGATTAGAAGAAAACTTGGTACTATAATAAGCTTTAGCTATATTGTTCTCATTTGGATACCCTACTGCAGAATATCCAGGCACAACAGTAAGCGTATTATAATAGTCATACGTTTTTATTACTTGTTGTGCACTTAGAGCCATATTATTACTTAAGTTATATTACTCTTTATATCAATGTTATCATTTGCATGTACTCTTAATGCAGTAACGTTGTTTGTGTAATCTCCTTCAGAGAAACTATGTACTACATTGTATACCATCCATTGTCCAAACAGCTTGTTAAAGAACTCATCTCTTACACTACCTACATCTGTTTCAATACTTATAAACGTACCCGCTTCTCGTATTGGAGAACCAAATGCTGTAAAGCTCAATGAAGTATTATAATATAATGCAGAAGTTAATAAAAAGTTTCTACCTTCTGCAAACCTACTAAGCTTATCTGTACTGTAAGAATAGATGTTTCTTAATGCTAAAGCATCTGTTTTAGTTTTGTTTAAAGTTATTAATGTATCAGGGTTAGAGTTTATCTTAAGCTTATTAGCGTAGTTAGTATTGACAAACTTTTTTACATTTTGTATATCATTATTGCTAAAATCTAGTTCAAATATTTTATTTTTTAAATCATTACTATAGCAAGGAGTGTGAATCATGTCTCTAGCGCTATCTAAAGGAGACATATCTGTAAAGTGTATGTTACGTATGTTGCTAGTAATAGGATCTTTAAAGTTAGCAAAATAACTTTTTGAGTTGGAAGGAGATATTTGTAAGTTGTACAAGTATGTTGCACTATCGTCTCCACCAGGCAGTGATAAAGTTATTATTTCTCTTTGTAATGGACCTGCTGTAGCTATAGGCCCTTTCATCTCGATTGCTTTAGAAAAAAAGTTAGTATATGATATCAGTTTCCAATCATTGTCGTAACGGGTACGAGACAATATACATGGATCAGCTCCACCATCAGTACCTACTTGAGAGCTTACATGCTTTTTTAACAAATACTCAATCGTATCAGCCCCGGTATAGTTAGCAGGAGCGGTATAAAATATTTTACTAGAACCTACATCCCATTCACTTGTAAATGTTTGTACACCGTATTTTTGTAGTCCTTTTGTAATAGCGCTTTTAATAGCATTACCAGCAGGTACTTTCTTTTGATCGTCGGTAGCATAAGCCGGGTTAATATCTGAAGGTAACAACTCGTTAGTTGACCAAAGCAAGTTTGTTTCTTGTAGTATTTGATAATCAAACTCCCACAAATATAGTTTAAGTTGTTTAGTTAAAGGTGTTTCTCCTGGTATATCTTCTCTATCATATACTACAAACTTATACTGCATGCCCCAAGTATTATAATCTATTTTTGCATTAGTAGATAGTATTGCACTGTCTTCTATTATACGGAACCTTATATATACTATGTCTCTACCATCGTTTCTAAACTTATAATATTGATTAAGGTTAGCATTCGAAAATACCTTCTGTTCAAATATATTTTGCGGGTTACGTATAACTAGACTTGCTTTCTTGTACCAACAACGAGTATCTTCTTCTATATCCAAAGTAACCATACTAGCTAAGTCCAGTTGAAACTGATTACCTTGCGAGTTATCAAAAATAATATCTAACTGATATTTTTGATTATTATAAAGCTTGGTATTAGATTCAGCAGGTGGTCGACCATTAAATATGGAATCAAAGTTTGCCATTAGCTAGGTTGATTTATTTTTTGTAGCACACTAGACACGTAATCTGGAGTTAAAATTTTCAGCTTGGTGCCAGCTTTAGGAAACTGTATAGGGTTTTGTATATTATTAATACAACATATTAACCACCATAAACCAGGTGCATTGTAAACTTTTTGAGCTATTAACGTCCAGGGCATATTATCTGTTGTTACTGTATATACCGTGTAAGTAGCAGCGTTTAAGTTTTCTGGTATATTAACAGTACCTATTAAGTTATAAAAGTAGTTCTGTATGTTAGGATCATAAACAGTTTCACTATACACATTAAATAAGTTTTCTAAGTTTATTAAACTTAATGTAGGTAATGTAGATACATTATTTTGTTTTTGTCCGTCCATATTATGGTCCTAGTCCTGAGGATTTGAGAGCTGATCGTAAATTTGCTACCGCTGCAGCTGCTGCATTTTGTGCCGCTACATTAGCATTGTTAGCTGCAGTAGCTTCTCCTGCAGTACCGTTTATTACTGTATTATTGTAATTACTTTGAGTTTCTTCCGCAGCTTTTGCAGCAGCTGCAGCAGCATTAGTTGCATCTTCTAGATTTTTTGTTAATGCTTGTTTTGATTGATTGTTTTGATCAGGAGAAGTTATTACATTTATTTTTGCTCCTGAATCAGTCTGATCATAGTTATAATAAAATAAATTACGAGAATTTATTAATAAACTTTGTATGGTTATAGTAACCTTGTAAGCTTCCGGTATTATTTTTACATTTTTACTAGATTCCGCTTTATTTACCGACATCATTTCACCGGTAGTTATATCTACTAGTCTTGTAGTACCTAGATTGTCTACTTTTAATCCAGAAACAACTGCTACTGGGAATCTTTTAAACCCTGGTACTGTTACATCATAAATACAAGGTGGATCCATCCTGCTTAAAGATTTTCTATTAGGCAAGTTTTGATAAGTCAATGCAAATAAAAAGTTCCAGTTATCTAATATATCAGAAACTTTTTCAGTGTTAAACAAATAAAACGTAGTAGTTATTGTGTCTCCGTTTTCGTTTGGTGTAAACATTTTTATAGTTTCTTTTGAAATGCCCGGTGCATTTAAACTAGCTAACGTCTCGGCTGGGGCAGCAAACTGTTCATAAGTTAATCCTGCACTTTGTATTTGACCAAGTATATCAGTTGCGATTTTACCTGTAAATCCACCACTCTTAAATATAGCCGCTTTAGCTAAAGCAGTCACAAGATTTTTATCGTCAACTTTAGCCCAGGATCCTAAGACTGAAGTCATATTTTGTGAACTCAAATAAGGTAAAACGTACTCATTGCCTGTAACTTTACCTTGATATAAACCATAATAAGGGTCGGTTTCACTAAAGCCGCCTGGTTGCGCGGTTCCATTATTTTCTCCTACATATTGATTTAGGTTGTTTATTGCGCTGTTAGCAAATAGCGTAGCTATATTACTTTCAATGTTTTGATCAACACCTGCGAGATCTAATTGAGATTGGGTTTGGGATAAAAATAGTTTAAAAGCATTTAATTGAGAACTAGATGTTAGATTATATTCTATCATTTTTATTCTCGGTACATACTGCCTTACATCATCAGTAGTGGAACCTAAATTTAATGCCCAGTTCCAAGAACCATGTACATCCCACTTACCAACATTTAACAAAGATTTTGCTCCTGTCCCCGCTACAGATACTCCCCCGGTGCTTTGCATATCTGCAGTTATGCTATTAGCCGCATCAAGTTGTTGAGTTTTTGTATCAACATCTGGACTATACCCAGCAACTGAATCTTGAGGAAATAAGTCGGCCATAATATTACTTAAGCTAGAGCTCTCCTTCTATATAACATAGTATCCGTTATTATACGCGAATTGGTTATAGGGCTACTATTTGTTGTTATATTAATACTACTATTATTATTAGTACTGCTACTACTCATAACACCAGCTGTATTTGCTGTAGCAGGTTGATTAACAGGGTTTTTTAAGTTATTTTCTAACTTACTGCTTATATCAAGCAAAGTTTTATTAACTTCACTTAATAACATATTAGAATCATTATTTATATTAGTTACGTTTGAAATAGTTTTAAGCTCTTCTGAAGGTAAAGCTGTTACTGTGGTTTGCTTATCAGTACTAGTAGAAGAAAACAGAGAAGTAAGTTTTTCTATTGCAGGGGTGGCTGCAACACTATCAGTATCTTTTATTTTATCATTAGGTATTACAGTACCATTATTACTTGGAACAAATACTTCCGGTCCTTCTTCTCCTACCACAATAGGTACGTCTTTTTTTATATCCCCACCTTTTGCAGCACCTCCCAGCGTTGACATTTCTTCGTATGTCCAAGCACTAGCAACATCTGCAACTGGGTTTTCAGGTCCGCCCAATAAAAGATTTGTAGCTGCTGAAACAAGCAAAGGTAATAACATTTGCGTAGCAGCTTTACCTGCTCCTTGCTCAATCCCAGTTAAAATGTTAGTATTTAAACTAGAGTTTGGCGATTGATTTCCTTCTTGTTGTTCTTTACCTGAGTCTTTACCTGATGAAGTAACATTTCTTAAAGTGTTTATAAAAGAGACTGGAGTTGCCGGTTCCTCTTCAGGTAATACTTCAAGTTCTCCTGGCCTTGGTGCTTCAGGTACAGATGTGCTTACCGTCTCAACTGAGGATGAGGGTACCTTACCTGCTGTAGAAGTATCATTTTCACTTGTTAATGAACGCTTTTCTGTTAATGCATCTTTTATTGCCGCTGCCAAGCTGTTTAATACTTCTGGCTTAATATCTACTATTGAAACTTTTATCTCTGATGCTTCTTCGCTAAGAATAGCGTTATCTTTTGTTACTGCTTCAGACGAGCCTTCGTTTTCAACATTGTTTACTGATTTTTTGTTTTTACCTCCTAGACTATCTTCCCTATTAACTGGTACTATAGACATATCAGTCTTAACCGATTCTCCTGTATTATTTAAATTGCTTTCCGGTATTATATCTCCTGACCAATAAGTTTCGTAAGCTTTTTTTCTGTTTTCATTAGTCTCGTCGCTTTCCCGTCTCTTATTCTCTTGTTCATCTCTATCTTTATAAATTTGCTCTCTTGCTCTTTTCAGGTCATCAGCTTTCTCTTTTTCTTTCCCTGCAAACATGCCTGTTATACTGTTTATTACAGATTTGTTTACAGATTCTAATATTTCTTTACCGCCTAAAAAGCTTAATATACCTTGTATAGAGCTTGGTATATATCTACTAAAAAACCCCTCTACTTGACTTAACCTAGATTTAGTTGCAGTTTCTACATCTTGGAGTTTTTCTTTTTCTCCGCTTTTTTCAAAGTTTCTTTCCTTTTCCGATAATATTCTTAAAGCCTCTCTTATGACTTGATCCTTTTCGTATATTTCTTCTAATCTACCTTCTTTATCTGTAGTAACAAAAGAAGATGCACCAGAAACACCAGATATACCTTCCTTAACACCAGTAGCAACCTGCTTACCGATCTTATCTACTTTTTCGTTTAACTCTCCTATTAAATCAACCAGGGATTTACTTTGTGCACCTAACTTGCTACTTTTAGTTAAAGCATCCGCAAGCTTACCTATTGCTTCAGTTAAAGAAGCATTAGACTCTAATACCTGTTGATCAGTCTCTTCGGACATAAAAATACTTAGGTATTAAACTGTCCTTATGTCACTCGGATAAAAAGAAATCCGCGTTAATAAAGAACTGTACCTCTGTATTGTCGTTAGCTAGTGCTTTAGTAGCATTATCTTGTATGCTTGTTACTTTACCTGCAAAACTTTGCATAGAAGTAAGAACAGTAGCTGGTAACTGCTCTATTAAAGTTATACGATCTTTATACGAAAAAGAGCTAAAGTTTAAATCTGTGTCCTCGCTTTCTCCTACTATCCAGATGTTTTTAATATATTTGCATAGACTGTTTAAAATAACTTCTTGAGTGAGCATATCAACAGTTAGAGTTTTAGGCTCTAAATTACCTCTTAACTCTTTTTCCATGTTATAAGCATCTTCAAGGGTAGGTACTTGTACTTCTATTTTTACTCCACTATTAACAAATGTTTCATTAACCGGTAATGTTACACTAGTAGCTGCTTGTATACAGTTACTAAAGTCAGCATTTTTCTGTTTTATAGTTGTACCTAGAATATCTTTTCTTAGTGCAAGCAATACAAAAACTCTGTCAATAATGGTAAGCTGCTTTATAACATCTGGTTCTAGACAGTTATCTTTAATAATATCATGTGTTAATATAAAAAACTTTGTATTATATATTACATTATCTCTAACACAGGTGTACAGGCTTTTATGTTGTTTAGCTGTAACAGGTTTAAACTTTACACTTCTTTGTAGTGTAGGCAAATAAACATCGATAGAGTTTTTTTCAGCAAGGGTATTAAGACTTGCTAGGAAATCATTTACATTAGGCATAAAAATACTTACCCGGTATTCTTAGAATCCTAGCTCTGAGTTAGGTGTGCTAGTCGGTGGATTAAATCCAGGTGAAGGGTTTTGAGTATTATTTTTAGCAGCTTCAGCTTTATCCTGCATAAAGTACATCCAATAAACCTGTATTTCAACAGGAGTAATACTATCTACGTATTCTGGGGTAAAATCTAAATGTTTAACAGCATTGTATAAAGTTCTATAAATGTTGTTTAAGTTCTCTGTAAACAAGAACTCGATCATCTTTTGTAATACTTCAAAAGTAACACTACATGAAAGTCTCAACAACGTTTTATCATTTGTAGGATCCTTTACTAATATTAGGTCTATTAAGTTAAGTTCTTCTTCTTTAGCAACTATACTTTTTATAAGCTCGTTTACAACGGATTGAGGTAATGAGTTTATAATCATTGTTCTTTCGTTTAACGGAAAATCCTTAAAATCTACATTTAGGGTATCTGTCTTTATGTTATCTATATAAGACGCTAATACTACAAGTATATCTTTGTTATTACTAAGAAAAACATGTTCATCTCTCACTTTATAACTAGAATACTCTACAGCAATGTCATCTACAGTTACCTTACCGGATTTATTAATATTTTTAACCTTGGTAATGATAGTATCAACTGGTATTGTATAGTTAAAGGTAGTTTTATCCGGTAATGTACATTTTAACTTTAAATCCGGACTAACACAGTAGTTGCGTACAGTCAACAGCAAATAAAGCTTATCTTCAAACGTTATATCTTTACCAACTATATCCGGACAAAGATCCTCTAGTATAGAGTTGTATTGTTGTAAGGTTTCTTTCTTATCAGTGTTGTATAAGCTTTTAACAAGCTCTCTATATTGTTTATAACAGAGCTCTTTTATCTGTACTTCTAGTTGTTTACTAGGGAGATAAGCATTTAACTTAAAAGGCATTGCCTATTAACTTATCGAGTATGTAGAATATAACCACGTGGTTTTTATACTACGAACACCTGCTTTAGAACCACCGTAGTTAAAGTTTGCAGCTGCAACACTTATCGGTACGGCGTTTTCGTAATAAATTCTTTTACGACTTACAAAGTCAGAATCACTACCTTGTTTATCTAAAAAATTAATAGTAATATTTGTTTTAAAATTTTGATTTTGTGCAGACTGACTGCTATCCCTTGCAAACAAACCAAAATGAGATGCATTAATAATCCATGGTCTTATAACGTTATCAACAAAAGATTGGTTCGTTTCTAGAAAGTCTATTTCTAAAGGTACTAAATCAGTACGACCGTTCAGTACAGGGCTTGATAAAAGACCACCATACAGGGTTTCACCGCTAGCCGAGAATCCTGCTCTACCAGCTTTTATTGTTTCTCCTGGTAAAGATACTCCGTTTGCAAAAAAGATATCATTATCTGGTATCTTAGACCACAAATTAGCCACCCCGCTGGTTTGATCTGGTACTTTTGCAGTTGATAAGTTCGGAATTATTCTTTCTTGTAAGTCACTAAACCCTACAATAAAATTCGCTTCAACAGGTATATGAAAGTTAGGGTTTGACAGTACTTGTGTCAGAAACGTATTTATATCTGTTATACGATTCATTTTAAATACCTAATAATGAATTAGCTGTTATAGCTTGATCAGCAGATGTTTTCACCAAGTTTGCTTGTACTGGTAATGTAGTCCAGTTTTGATAGCCGAACACCACTTTTAGTTCTTGTATCTTACCACCACCAGACACATCATATGTTTGACTAGGTACATCTATAACAAATAAACCGTTTATTTTATAACTAGCTACTTTTTGAAGACTATCATTATAAACTGAAATTTGTGCGTAATCATTATCGTTAGGTATATGATTTGATGAATTAGAAGTATTAGAAGCTGATTCAATAAGTCTGTTTTGTAGCCAAGTTTTAAATATTAAGTTTTGATCTGTATAGAAAGTAACTGCCCAGTTCTTACTATCACCGAAATCTCTTGTACCAGGGGCATGAAAGTCTACCCCTTGATATTTTACAGAAGCGACTGCTTTTTTAACGCCCGGTATAGTAAAATCTTTTATATACAAAAGAGGTGCTTGTGTGTCTGTACCAACACCTGGAACTACAAAAAATTTATTGTTAATCGAAATACTATCTACCCTAGCTTGAAAATCGCGTGAGAACCCGTACAGTTGTATTGCGCGGTAAAAAGCATTTAAATCTTGGGAAGTGTAATCCGACATATTAATACTTACTATCAAAATATTGGAATGCTAAAGTAACCGGAACCTTAGCTACAGTTGTACCTGCATCAGATACATTATATTCCATACTACCTATTAAAACTGGATACACTCCGTACAGAGTAAAAGCTTTTTTTGTAGAACCTTTATCATCGTTTATTGTTATTTCTAGGTTACAGTTACCAAAACCTAAGTTACCACCACCATAATTATTTGTAAACTTGTATGTTGCTTCACTCCAAGTGTCAAAGAGCCTTCTAATTTTTAATTTTTCATCTGAAAAAAAGTTTACTTTCCAGCTTTCATTCTCCGGAAAAGAAGTATTGGTTGGAACCACAAAATCAAAAGCTTTGTACGGTACTTTTGTTGTATTTGTCTTTCTTGAGGGTATAGTAAGAGATTCTACATACAGCCATTGTTTAGCATTAAAACTTACCAAGCTTGGCGGACCTTGAAGATCAGTCACTTGGAAGCTATATTTTTTGCCGAATCCAAAATCTTGAACTGCAGTATTAAAATCCTGTAATGCCATACTAATACTTAAGCTTAGAACAATAAAAAACCCGACTTTGCAGTCGGGTTAATAACAAATAACTACTGATTAACCTCTTGTCCAGTAGTGATATGCTAATGTAGCAGTAAACGTTAAAGGTTTACCAGTACCAGCAGTATCATACTTTAGTTCACCGAGCTTTTGTACATATGCTCCGTATAGGTTAAAAATGTTAAGAACATTGAGTTTATCGTCTACTTGATGTAGTTGGATAAGAGATTCAGGACCTCTTACTGATAAGTCACCTGTGCTTGTAGCATCATTGAATACTTGACCTCTTTGCCAATCTTCAAGTTTGTTACGAAGAACGTTAGCTTTATCAGCACGGAACTCAATATTCCATCCATTGCTTCCTGGGTACTTTACAGTGCCTGGGAAGTTAAAATCTAGACCCATATAAGTAGCTGTTTGGTTTTGAATGTCTCTAGAAGGTAGTGTAGCAGTAGTAATGTAAACGAAATCGTCTTCGTTGAACGTGTTATTACCGATAGAAACTACCCGTAACATGTAGTCACGTGCAAAGTCTCTTTGCTGTGCTACTCTATAGAAGTCTTGTATTGTTTGTGACATATTAAATATTTATGTTAAGGTTATTGTAATAACTCTTGGAAGTTCTGAGATGTCTTAGTAGCATAGAAGTTTACTAAGATAAACTCTGCAGTACGAACTGGTTTAATGTAGATATCTACTACAAGTGAGTTGTCATCAACAACACTAGGTGTGTTGTTAGTAGAGTTACATACGATTAAGTAGTCGTAAATGCCTTGAGTATTCTTAGCTAACTTAAATACGGGGTCGATTGTGTTTACTAAGCGATTCTGTGTAAATGTTGTGTTTGGTTCAAATACAAAGCTTCTGCTTGTATTAAGAACTGATTTCTCTAAGAAGAGGAATAAACGACGAACATTAATACGATCAAATGCACTTGGTGTAGCTAATAATGTCTTTTGACCTTGTATTGAGAAGCCAGAACCAGGGAAGTTTACTACTGGGTTAACCGAGATCTTATAAAGTAAATCGCGTTGTTTTTGATTTGGGTTAACAGCAATGTCAACAATACCGTTAATAACACCACGACTTAAACCAGCTGGTGCAGCCCATGGATAAGCAACTGAATCGTTAGTTGTGTATAACGCAGAAGCAAAACCAGAGAATGGTAACCATGTTGGCTTGTTAGTAAATGAATCTTGTATTAAGACCCAGTTACCATAAGTTGCAGCATAACTTGAGTTTGTACCAGAATAAAGATTACGTAAAGGCCAGTAAACGTTTTGTGAGAAGTTCTTAGACTTGTCGCTTAATATTTTATAGTTAATACCTTGTACAAATACTTGACGTAATGGGTCAGAAATAAAGATACAATCTTTACGAGTATTTGTTGTGAAGTTAACGAACTTGCTTGTAATGTTGCTCCAAGCTATTGTATAAGGATTTGCTGAAGCATTATAAGTACCATCTGACTTTGATAAGTTAGTTAAAGCAGCTTGTACAGTTGTATCAAATAATGTATCGTCAAATGTGCCGGAAAGTTGGCAAGTACCGCCTGCAATAGTTGAAAGACCTGCATCAACTACAACGTCAATGTTTACTGTATCAGCATTTGCAGCTAGCTCTAAAGCATTGTCTAACTTTGCACCAATATCACCGATAACTTTGTTATTAGTTGTATCTAATGTAGGAGCATAAACACCTAATGGGAATAACTTATCAGCTACCTGCCACCCTTTTGTAGCTAGTGAAGCTTCAGTTGAGTAAAGATCTGTATTAATAACTCTTACTGATTTTTGTGCATTACCGTTATTGTCTAACCAAGTAAGTTGGTTTGAAATATTTGGGTTAACGTAAACTGTTAAGTTCTTTGAAGCGTTGTTAACAACTGTCTGTATAAAGTCGTTCTTAGGAGCACCACCGTTAACATCTTGTACAGTACGGTTAGAATAGAACGATGTTGCGTAACCTTCTACTAAGTTATAAGTTAACTGTAATGGGTTAGCAGCAAAAGGTGAAGTCTTGATCTTAAATAGTGATAAGATACCTAAATCGTTAAACTCGTTGCTTGTACCGTTAATGTTAGCAATATCGTATGAAGGAATATTTTCAACAATATGAGAAAGACTTACATTAGGGTCTGTATTTGTAGCAGATAACTGGAAGTCTAAACGGCTACTTGGTATAACTTGATACTGATGGGTACCAGTACCTACTGTTGGGTCAAAGTATGTTGTATCGCTTACAATAGTATAGATGTTGTTGATTTCGTTAAAATTAGATGTAGGATTTAAACCTGTGTTATCTGCTAAGTTAACGTATAAACCTTCAAACTTTTCATTAATGGTTGTTTGAGCTTCGTTAAGCACAATCATACCTACACCGTTGCTGTTTAAATCTGAGAACTGATGTATTGTTGGGCATGAACCCCCACCAAGTGCTGACCATTGTACTGTGTTTTGCTTTAACTGAGTGTATTCAGATTGAGTTAAAGTAATAAGAGAAGGGGCACCGAAGTAATATGTTGAAGCTGCTGAAAGAGCTAATGTACCACCTGCACCAGTTGCTGTCGATACTGATTCACCTGCTGAAAGAGGTAATACTGGAAATACTAAAGCACTATACTTGTTAGAAACGTAACCCTCACCCATATCATCACCATAAGGTAAACGATAGACGTTTACTTGTGCGTTTGTACCACCTGTAAACTGTTGTTGTACGGAATAATAGAAATAACGTTCAGCTGCATTAGTTGGTGTACCAAAAATATTTTGGAAATCGTTACCAGATGTTAATGTTAAAATCTCATTAGCTGGTCCTTGAGCTGCAAACCCTGCGATAAATACGCTAGTTCCGTTTGGAGCTGTTGTTGTTTGGCTTAGATCTATCTCATTAATCTGTACACCAGGGGATTGTATTGAACGTAAAGTTGCCATAGTAGTATTTACTATTATTTAGGCTTTTCCGCGAGAAAACCTCGCAAGTTTTAGAGTAATTCTGCTGTTAGCTGACTGAATGAGAACGAGAACGAAGCCTCTAACTGGTCAGGATCTCTATAATTATAAGCTATGCCTGTTAGACTTGTTATGTATGCTTTGAAGTAAGTCCAACGGATTTTCTTATTGTTGTATTCATCAAGACCTTCAACAACGATGGTAGTTTGGTATGGTTGTAGATTTGTTAAGCCTTGATACCTCGTCAAACCATCTGCTGTTCCGTAACCGAGTTGTGTTAAGTTATCTGGATCTAGTGTGCTTGTTTGAGCACCGTTTATATAATCCAACCATTTCCATAAAACCCACCAGTTATTGAATCCGTTATCAACTGTAAAGTTTATAGTAATGTCTTGGTACTTTTCACGTTTACCTGATGTAACACTTAAAGATTGACCAGCAAAAGGTAAATCAGCTGAGTTAATAGTAGTTTGTGGTACCACAGTACCGTAAACCGAATACTGTAAAGAATCCAATGATACCTTTTCTGAGTTTCTACCTTGTGGGTCTAATATATTAAGCTGTTTTAATGAATCTGGTAGATTCAGAGTTAACAAGAATTTATCTTTTCTACTCTTATTAAGAATAGATTGCTGAGGTACTGCAGTTGGGTTTATTGAAGGTAGGCTCATTTTTTGTGGACGTAATACCTATTTACTAAAGGATCTAGACCTAATACAATACCACTAGTACTAATGCCGCGTGGTTCTTTGTGCACTTTTTCCATACTCAATCCATAATAATAAGCAATAGCTTGTGCGGTTTGAGGTATGATATATGTCTTACCTTTTGTTTTCTTTTTTAAGTTTTCTATTTCTTTAAAAGGTGACTCTGGTTCTCTATGTACTTTAGCAATAGGACTCAACGAACCTTTCGTATTTGGGTTAGTTATTTTTCTTGCACCGTTAAGACTCATACCGTCTTTTTGTGCATGGTTAGGACCTCTACTACCTTTACCGCCTGGTGCCATACTAAACCCACCCATAAACGTTTTAAAGTTACCACCTTTAGTTTCTTGTTTTAAAGACAACTCACTATCTTTTTTGTTTATCACTCCCTGTAAAAGTCTTTCTATATCACCAGCACGTCTTAGTTCTTTATATGCTAAGTTTTCTACAGAGAACTCTCCAGCACGTTCAAGTCCGGCAGCTCTTGTTTTTAATATTTTATCTTTTATATTCTCTGCACACTCTACATCACACTTGTCGCTTAAAGCATGTTCAATAGAACTACGCATTGCTTCTACTTTAGCTATAACCTCCTTTTCATTAGCTGGTTTAACCTTACTTGGTGCAACCAACCAACTATCATCTTTTATAGAGTATACACCAGTAGCGTAATGTTTTTCGTTCCTGTCTTGTATATAAGCTTCTACATCATAGCCTTTTATTTTAATGCTGTGGGCACTATTCCATACCGTTCTTTTTGCTTTAAAATAATCTTTAAGAAGTTCTTTATCTTGTTTATATAGATCAAGATCGGTAATAATGTGTAAATCAATATCACTATAAGGGGTGTAGTTATAGTTAGCTAAAGAACCGGTAAATGTTATATCTTCCACATCTACTGTCAGTTCTATAGACTCTAAAAATGCTTCGGCGACTTCTAATAGTTTTTCTTTTATTTCAGGTCTAAGCTTACCATGTTCCCATATCTCTGGATTGAGTTTATCATGATATTCTAAAGTAAGCCTGTTCTCTAAAGGTAACATATTATACAAATATTTACTATGTTGTAAGCTCTTCTTCTATAGCAGCTAAAATCGTATTATTACCCTTTTCTGAAAAATGATTGATAATTCCTCTTTCTTTTTTGAATAACTCACAAAAGTTTAATACTTTATCTTCTTTAATAAACTTATCTAGTATATCAAGATTGGATACTACTAAGACTTTTTTATTTTTTAGAATATAGTTAATCTCTTTTCTTAATAATGCATATGTTGTTTCGTAATAATCTTTATCGTAATGTTGTAAAAAGAAGTTATAAGCTGCTTTTAACGAACGATTGAACAGATTAACCAACTTATTATTATGATACTCTATATCTGTAAAAATTAAATCTGCGTCTTTATGTAAACTATCTTTACTATGTACGGGGTGCTTTACAGTCGGGACCCTATATGGACTGGTATGAGATATTATAACCCAGTCAAATGTTTCTAAGTTTTTTACAGCTAATAACTGTTTGTATATTTTATACTCACTGACTCCTGCTTGGGCAATATTAGTCACGTCGTGTTTTTTAGCCAATAAAGTAGGCCAGCCTGAATAGCTTTTATATTTAACAGACCAATCTGCAGCAAAACTATCACCGAGTATTAAGATCTTACTCATTAAGCTCTCCAAGAGATCTTTTTCTGGCTATCTGTAGGAATACCTAAGAAAGCACATTTCCAATCTCCTTGTGCAAATAAATCTAAATGCGCCCATTGCTCTTTACGTTTTAGCATTTGTTTTGCTACATCGTTCCAATCAGTAGTTAAGAATATGTTTTCTACTCTTTCTCTTCTAGCTTCAATATCGTCAAAAAAGAACTCATCGTGCTCATAATGTATTACTTCCATTACGTTACCTTCCCTGTCTGCATAATCTACTGAAAAATCTATACCCCACTTCGGTCTCAACTTAATAAGCTTGTATAGTTGTACATTATAAGATACCCACTCATTGAGTTGTTCTAATGCACCCTTAGCAAACGCTCTACGTTCAAACAATAAACTATGGTTCAAATAAGCACCTTCAAATGGTGTTTCTGCTCCTTCTAACGGTACTGGATCCTTAACTATCCACGGCCTTTTTAAACAAGTTTGATCTTCATAATGTTTAGAGAGTTCTTCTCCACTAGCATCTGCAAAATACTGTTCAAGAGTAGTCATCACATAACCTTCTTGATCAAACAACTCTAAAAGTTCTGGACCAGGGTAAATAACCTGACCACCCGCTGTAGGAAACTTAATAAAGGCTTTTAAAGGTGTTTCCCAATAACCCACTGGATTAAACTTATTACCTGATAGCTTTATGTTCATGAAAATAACTTACCAGTGTATATTGGTATATCCATAGTAAGTATTAATATGCCAAAAGCACCCAGAGAGTCTTTTTATTTAGGTAATAAAAACTTACCTGTGCCGGAGACTCAGTTTAACTGGACACCGGAAATGGTGGAAGACTTGGAGCGTGCACGCAAGTCTATATTACACTTTTCTCGCTTTTTTTATATTGTTAATCTTGATGAAGGTAAACAACCTATCAAACTTTATACATACCAAAAACGTATATTAAAAGCCCTGGTAGAAAACAGATTTAACGTTGTACTAGCTTCTAGACAGATTGGTAAAACGACCATCTTAACTATATTTGCTTTGTGGATGGTTTGCTTTAATGATGACTTTCGAGTACTGTTAATTGCAAATAAAGAAACAACTGCTATTAATATTTTTAAACGTATTCGTTTAGCATACGAAATGTTGCCAAACTATATGAAACCTGGCGTAATAGAGTATGCTAAAACAGGTTTAGTATTAGCAAATGGTTCTTCCATTGGTATTAGTACCACCACATCTGATGCTGCCAGAGGTGAATCTATTAACTGTCTACTCATTGACGAAGCTGCATTTATTCCGCCAGAGTTTATGGACGACTTTTGGGAATCAGTATTTCCTGTTATTTCTTCATCTAAAAAGTCTAAAATTTTTATGCTATCTACACCTAACGGTGTAGGTAATCTTTTCTTTAACACATATACTGATGCTATTGCAAATAAAAATGGTTGGCACGCTGAACGAGTAGATTGGTGGGAGGTTCCAGGTAGAGATGAACAATGGAAAGAACAAACTGCTAGAGCACTAGGTTCAGTGGAAGCTTTTAATCAAGAATACGGTAATGAGTTTAGAGCGGCTGGTGAAAACATTTTCGATAAAAACCAGCTAGATGAACTCATTGCTAGTGCACCTGAACCAATATATGAAGATGATGATGGTAACTTTAAAATATATAAAGACCACATTGACGGGCATTACTATAGTATAGGGGTTGACGTTGGAGAAGGTATAGGTAGAGCTAACTCTGTTATACAAATAGTGGATGTAACAGATTTAACTAACATAGAACAAGTAGCTACATACTCTAATAATAAACTGGACCCATTTAACTTTGCTGGGAAGCTCGTAGAAATAGCCGGTCAATGGGGTAACCCGCCATTATTAGTAGAACGCAACAACTGCGGTGCTTCAGTAGTAGATGCACTAGTCAATACTCATCAGTATCCTAATATAGTAAAGTATACCCCAAGTATGGGTTCGTTCACTGAAAAGGTAGAGAAGGATAATCGTTTAGGTGTCTATTCTCATACCAATAGTAAGTTTAACTCCATGTCCAACTTTAGATACTGGATGAACGTATTAAGGTGTGTTAAGATATACGATAAACCAACTATTGAAGAGTTTAAAACATATATACGTCAAGATAATGGAGTGTGGAAAAAACAATCAGACAAGTACTTGGATGATAGAGTAGAAGCTCTTATATGGGCAATGTTCATATTAGAGCCTAAAGTAGTCGAACAGTTTTATGAAGTAGCTCAGCAAGATGCTAATGGTAAGCCGCTTAAAATGTTACCAAATAACTGGGATCCATTTGTAGTTAGTGCACCAAAGCCTTCTGAAATGTACAGAAAGTACGGACAAAAACAAGACGATGGTATTATAGCTCGTAATCCAGTTGTTATTTCTTATCAACAAAATCAAACAAATGCTGATTTGGATGAGCTATTTGACCAGGGATGGAGAGTACCAAATGGTAGTCCAGCTGCTGGCATGTTAGATAAGCGTTTCCTTACACCAGTTGGGCACCCTTATAAACGTCCATAAAAAAAGCCCTTATTGCTAAGGGCTTTGTGAATGTCTATGCCTTAAAACTTATTGTTTAAATAGGCCTTTGCCTGGTTTTAAATCGCTGACTTTATTGTTCTTACCGTCGTCGTATTTATCACCTAAAGCTTTTGGCTGAGGAGCTAGATCAATTTTACCTGTATCTGCTTTTTTGTGGGTAGGTTTTACTTCATCGTCACCTTCAGTTTCGATCTTATGACCGTCTTTAGTAAACTTTGTTTTAACACCGGAACCAACGTTAGCATGTCCTAAATCTTCTGTTTCAACAGCTTCTTCCATTGGCATGTTGCTTTCTTCTTCTGGACCGCCATCATGTGTGAAAGCTTGGTCTTCATCACCTAAATCACCATGCTCTTTATCATATTCTGTGTCCTTCTTAAGGAACTTTAAAAGCTTTTCAACCATTTCGATTGCTTCTTCATGTGTGCAGCATGCTTCTTCTTCGCCGCCCATTTCAGGTTCTGTACCCATCGGCTCTTCACCAGCAGGTGCATCAGCTACTGGAGTAACTGCTTCTTCTTCACTAATAGGAGCAAAAGTACCGCTATTGATAGCGTCTTCGTATAATTTTTGGAATTTTGATTTAGGCATAGTAAAATATTGTTTATTATATTTAGGAGTTCTGGAAGCAGAATCTACGTTCTCTTCCATTTTTTCTGGAGCTTCTTTATTTTCTTCAGCTGCTTCCATATCCTTTTTTTCTTGTTTCGTTTCCTTTTTAGCTTCTTGCTTTTCTTTAGCTTCACCTTTTTTGAAGCCTTCTGCTGCTTCAGGCCCTGTGCCTTTAACTAGTTCTTCTTTTTCTTTATCACTACCAAGAGCATTGCCTGTTTTAGGAGCATTTTCATTAAGTCTTTGTTGCTTACTTGATACTGGAATATATCTAGCAGCATCAGTTAAGAGAACTTCAGGCTGATTATTGCCCATCTCAATGACTGGTTGTTTTGCTGCATTTTCTTGTACCATTGAATACAAAGATCCTAAGTCGGATAGATTCTTAATTTTGCTCATTATAATATTATTTAGTATTCCACTGATTAATTCTATGGTTTTTGTAAATATTTTTATGTCTATAGCTCAGTATTGTGTTGATACCGGTCCTTATATAGCACCTGGTACTAGTTATCCTGTTGGCACTAATCTACCTGGAGGTTCAGAATGTGCACTAGGGCCTATACGTTATTTAGACGTTGCTAACAACCAATATCAAATCCAGTTGTTTAATAACTGGTGGGCAGAGCAGATATCTCAATATGGTATGCAAGTTAACTATTATGTTAACCAATATACATTATCTGGACATGACTTTTTCTACGGTGAACAACCTTTAGCTGGTTTCTTACCACCTATACCAATGGTAATGTGCCTAACACTTAATAATGATAGTATTATATTGAGTAGGTTTGGTATACAAGGGGATGCTGATATAACTGCTGTTATTTCTATACAAACGTTTACGAACACTTTATCGAGTTCTCCGTTGAGTGCTATTACGTCTAGATATATATATGAACCTAAAGCAGGAGATCTTATTGAGCTATCCGAATACGGAACAACAAGACCAAATGGTAGATCCGGTCAAATATTTGAAATAACTGAGCGTGTCGATCAAAAGGGTGGAGATCGTAATCAGTTATTAGGTCATTATATATGGACAGTAAAAGGTAAGCGTTATGACTACACATATGAGCCTCAAGCACCTCGTGAAGCTCTATCTGAACAAGTATACGATAACAAGTTTGATGGATTTGTACCTCTTAATACAGGTACTCCTGGTGAAGATGTAAGAGTAATAGAAAATAAAAACTATGCACAAAATATAGACAAATACAGCAGAACTAATAGTTACAACTATTTAACTAATACAAATGCCCCGCTATCTGGATATGCTAGTTACAGTGGAAATAGCGGCACTGTTGGTAAACCTGATACAGGGGTTTACGGTGCTTATGATGATAGCAGCGTATTAGTAAATCTTTATGCAGGCGGTGGAGCTCATACTCCAGGTGCAAGTGCATTAGGAAGTTCTAATAGTCCTGACACTTATCTCGGTCTTCGTAGTCCTAACAACTAAGTAATAGGATAATATGGCGGACAATCCGTATACACAGTACCCATCAATCGTTTATCCGCATGAACTTCCAACAGTTCCAGCGGCACAACCTAGTGATTTGCTCTTTTTGGAGCAAAATAACGGAAATGGAACCTATACAACTTACTCGATAGCTATTTCTTCAGTTTCTGCTGTTGGTCCTTCTGGTCCTACCGGTCCAACAGGTCCTATAGGTCCGCAAGGCCCTGCTGGTCCTTCTGGTCCTTCTGGCGCACAAGGTGCTCAAGGTTCACAAGGTACACAGGGTTCACAAGGTGCTCAAGGCTCAACAGGCCCGCGCGGTATTTCTGGTTATTCAGGCGCAACAGGTACTTCAGTAACAATAGTTGGTTCAGTACCAACTGCATCAGCTTTACCTTTTCCTTATACAGGTAATGCTGGTGATGGTTATATAGTAGAAGATACCGGTCATTTAAATGTATGGAATGGTAGTGCTTGGGTAGATGTTGGTCAAATAAAAGGAGACTCTGGTACATCTGGTTTTAGCGGCGCACAAGGTGCACAAGGCAATCAAGGTGCGTCTGGTTTTTCAGGTGCTTCTGGTTCAGCTGCCATTGGGTTAATACTTTACCCAACTACTAACTCAGCTGACATAACCCCTTATAACTTTTCTGACTCAGTACCTCAAATAGGTGCACAAGTACCTCTAGATGTAGTCTTTACTAATGCTAATGACCCTGTTGGTGTTATTAGTACTATTACACTTTCTGGTGCTCCTAATAAGTCGTTAATTAATACTGGTACCTGGTACTTTGATACGTATTATGCTTTATCAGGCCCTAATGCATATAATGCTAATACATATTTTGTTTATGTAGTAAGCAAATGGGACGATGCTACAAGCACTAAGACTTCTTTATTCTCTGCTACAAGTGATTTCATCACTAAAACGCCTTATATTGATCCTATATTATCAAGGACACCATATTATATAAGCGTACCTATACCTTTAAATGTAACTGATCGTTTAATAGTTGAAACTTTAGCTATTACTACAGACCCAGATGCAGAAGACATAACATACATTTATTTAGGTACAGATTACTATAGTAGAGTCATTACCAACATTGCACTTGGTGCAGATGGTAAAGATGGTGCGTCTGGTTACAGTGGTTTTACAGGCCAATCAGGTTGGTCTGGTATTTCAGGTTATAGTGGTGATTCAGGTATATCTGGTTTTAGTGGCGATTCTGGTTTGTCTGGTGAAAGCGGTATATCGGGCTATTCAGGCTTTAGCGGTATAGACGGAGATTCTGGTTATAGTGGTTATACAGGCTTTTCAGGCTTTAGCGGTATATCAGGTTTTAGCGGTTATACAGGTATTTCAGGCTACTCAGGCTTTACAGGTACTTCAGGTTGGTCTGGTTATTCAGGCTACTCTGGTACTTCAGGTTGGTCTGGTTATTCAGGCTTTAGCGGTTATACAGGTATATCTGGTTACACCGGTTTTAGCGGCTTTACCGGCTTTAGCGGTTTTTCAGGCTATAGCGGTATTAGTGGTTATACTGGTACCTCTGGTATTAGCGGTTACTCAGGTTATAGTGGTATATCTGGTTACACAGGCGCTTCAGGCTATTCTGGTATTTCAGGCTACTCTGGTACATCTGGTATCAGTGGTTATTCTGGGTACTCTGGTTTTAGCGGTATATCAGGCTTTAGTGGTGGCTCAGGTATATCAGGTTATTCTGGTGTAAGCGGTTATTCTGGTTTCTCTGGCTACACCGGTATTAGTGGTTATACAGGCTTCTCTGGTTACAGTGGTATTTCTGGTTTCACGGGTTTTAGTGGTAATTCTGGTATTTCTGGTTACTCTGGTTATTCTGGCTTCTCTGGTATTTCTGGTTACTCGGGCTTTACAGGTATAAGTGGTTACACTGGTATATCTGGTTATACAGGCTTTAGCGGTATATCTGGTTACTCTGGTAAAAACGGTACTTCAGTTACTATTATTGGTACGGTACCAACTGTTGGCGGTAACCCACAAGCTACATTAAACGCAGCGTTCCCAGGTGCAGTTAATGGTAATGGTGTTATAGACGAAACATCTGGTGACTTATGGGTATATGCAAATGGTACCTGGACTAATGTTGGTCAAATAAAAGGCGACACCGGTGCACAAGGTGCGCAAGGTAATTCAGGCTTTAGCGGCTTTAGCGGTATTAGTGGTTACAGCGGCATAAGCGGTTATAGTGGTATTTCAGGCTTTAGCGGCGATTCTGGTATCAGCGGCTATACAGGCTTTAGCGGTATATCAGGCTTTTCTGGTATATCTGGTTATAGTGGTTATTCTGGTATTTCTGGTTACACAGGTATCTCTGGTTTTAGCGGTACATCTGGTTTTAGCGGTATTAGCGGTTATTCTGGTTTCTCAGGCTACTCTGGTATAAGCGGTTATAGCGGTAACTCCGGTATATCTGGTTATACAGGCTTTAGCGGTGGCTCTGGTATTAGTGGTTTCTCGGGTTATAGCGGTTTAAGCGGCTATACCGGTACTTCTGGTATTTCAGGTTATAGCGGCTTTACAGGTGTCTCAGGTTATACTGGTTGGTCAGGTTACTCTGGTATTACTGGTTACTCTGGTACTTCTGGTTTCTCTGGGTTTAGCGGTTTTAGCGGCATTTCAGGCTACTCCGGCTTTAGCGGTATTAGCGGTTTCAGCGGTATTAGTGGCTTTAGCGGTGACTCTGGTATTTCAGGCTGGTCTGGCGATTCTGGCATTTCAGGCTATAGTGGTTTTAGCGGTACTTCAGGCTACAGTGGTGACTCTACACCTGGTGTAGTATTATACCCAACTACTTTAACTTCTGATGTTGTAGGTTACAACTATATTGGACCTGATGCACAAAACGGAGCTGAAACATATGTTGATTGTATATTTAATACAACTCAAAACCCAGCACCTGTTCTATTAACTGTAACCTTATCAGGCTATCCTTTAAGAGGTGTAATCAATACAGGCAACTGGTACTTTGATACTTGGTATTCATTATCAGGTCCAAATGCATATAATGCACAAACTTATTTTACGTATATTGTAAGTACCCTTGATGTAAGCGGTAATAAGACTCAACTGTTCTCAGTAATGAGTGATCAGTTAGTTAAAACACCAAACCCAACTTACATTCGTACTCAATACTATATAGACAATGCTATATACATTAATACTTCTGACCGTATTGTAATAGATATACGTGGTTATACTACAGACACTCAAACAGAAGTCTTAACATACTATTTCTTAGGTACTACACATTATAGTAGTGTTATAACTAATATACCTTTTGGTTTCAGTGGTCAATCTGGTTATTCTGGCTTTAGTGGTTTCTCAGGCTGGACCGGTTATAGCGGCTTCTCTGGTTTCTCTGGTACTTCAGGTTTTAGCGGCTTTACTGGTTACTCAGGTTTCTCCGGTATAAACGGCATTAACGGTGCTTCAGGTTATACAGGCTTTAGTGGTTATACAGGCTTTAGCGGTTTTAGTGGTATATCAGGCTTTACTGGCTTCTCAGGCTATAGCGGTATAAGCGGTTTTACAGGCTTTAGTGGTTTCTCAGGTTATAGCGGCTTTAGCGGTACATCAGGTTATTCTGGTGTAAACGGTACTTCAGTTACTATTATCGGTACAGTACCGACTGTTGGTGCTAATGCACAAGCTACTTTAAATGCTGCTTACCCATCAGCTGTAAACGGTAACGGTGTCATTGACGAAACAACTGGTGATTTATGGGTATACGCTAACGGTACTTGGACTGATGTCGGTCAAGTAAAGGGTGATAAAGGTGATTCTGGTACCTCAGGTTGGTCTGGTATATCAGGTTTTTCTGGTCAATCAGGCTTCTCTGGTTTCTCAGGCTTTAGCGGTGACCCTGTTAACATTTCTAGTCAGTTAATAATGGCTACTAACTCGTTTAGCGCTGGTCAAGTACTAAGACTAAACTACGGAGACGGTTTATGGTACCTAGCTCAAGCTAATAACGTTGTAAATGCTGAAGCAACTGGTGTAGTAGAATATGCTACTTCGAGTCTATTCTATATTGTATATAACGGATTAATAACTTTCAACACTTCTGATATTAATAACTTAGTACCAGGGGATTGCTTATTCCTTTCACCAACAGTTGCTGGTGCTACAACTTCAGATAATGTAAGTGCATTAAACACAGTTTCAAAACCAATAATGCGCGCTGTTTCAAGCAACGTTGCAGTAGTTGTTAATGAACGTGGCATATTAAACACTAGCGATAATGTTCTTAACTCTTATGTTCCGGCAACATATGTAACAAATGCCTACTATACAGCTACACCTAGTGATTACTTTATCGGAGTAAATGTAGGGGGTCAAGCAACAGTTACACTACCGGTTGGTACACCAGGTAAGACATACACCATTAAGGATATGTCAGGAAATGCTAACACAACAACAAATCTTATTACTATATCCGCAACAAACCCAGATCTGATTGATGGAAGCACGTTTGATGTGATCGATACACCTTACGAAACAGTTTCTGTAATATATATTGGAGGTATGTGGAATTTAGTTTAAAAACACTCTCAAAACCTGCTAAAGAAATATAAATATTAACAAATAACAAACTACTATGGCAAATTCATTCGTCTACTCAGCAATTAGAGGTGCATCCGGCTTTTCCGGCTTCAGCGGGCAAATAGGTACGTCCGGTTGGTCAGGTATATCTGGTTATTCTGGTGCATCAGGTGCCATAGGCCAATCAGGCTACTCCGGTATCTCTGGTTATTCAGGCTTTAGTGGCTTCTCAGGTTGGTCTGGTATAAGCGGCTATAGTGGTTTTACAGGTATTTCAGGTTTTAGTGGTATCAGTGGTTATAGTGGTTTCACTGGTATTTCTGGTTATACTGGTATTAGTGGTTACACTGGTATAAGCGGCTTTAGCGGCTTTACAGGTATTAGTGGTTGGTCTGGTATTTCCGGTTACTCTGGCTTCACAGGTATTTCTGGTTATTCAGGCTTTACTGGTATTTCAGGTTATTCAGGCTTTACAGGTATTAGCGGTTTTAGTGGTATTAGTGGCTACTCCGGCTTTTCAGGCTTTACTGGTATCTCAGGTTTTACAGGTATCAGTGGTTATTCCGGCTTTACCGGTATTTCAGGTTATTCTGGCTTCTCTGGTATAAGCGGTTTTACAGGTATTTCTGGTTGGTCTGGTTATTCTGGTATTAGCGGTTTTAGCGGCTTTACCGGTATTTCAGGTTATTCTGGCTTCTCAGGCTTTACCGGTATTTCAGGTTGGTCAGGTATTTCTGGCTACTCCGGCTTTACAGGCATAAGCGGTTACAGCGGCTTTACAGGTATTTCAGGTTATACTGGTATATCTGGTTTTACAGGTATTTCTGGTTTCAGCGGTATTAGCGGTTGGTCAGGTATTTCTGGTTATTCCGGCTTCACTGGTATAAGCGGTTATTCCGGCTTCACTGGTATTTCAGGTTATACCGGTATTAGCGGTTATAGTGGTATTAGCGGCTATAGTGGTTTTACAGGTATTTCAGGTTATACTGGTATATCTGGTTACAGCGGCTTTACAGGCTTTAGCGGTTATTCTGGCTTTACTGGTATTAGCGGTTACTCTGGCTTTACTGGTATTTCAGGTTATACAGGTTTCTCTGGTATCTCTGGTGGTACCGGTGCATCCATTTACGGTAGAACGTACTACCTACAAGAAGTAACAAGTGATCAAAACCCAACAGTATTTGAAGTAATGTCGTTAGTACCAGGCGGTGGTGGTACAGATGTAAACGACGACGTATTAGCTCTTAACTCTACCACAGCAGGTCCAGGTAGCCCAAGCGCTTACGGTTGGTACTTAACACCAATTGGGGAACCAGGCTTAGTTGAAATTCCAGCTGGTTTGTGGGAATTCGATTTCTATCGTAACGTTTCTGCTAGCGCAGCAAACTTTGTTATTAGCGTATATAGTTACTCAATGGCTACAAGCGCTACTAGCGCATTCATCTTAAGTGCTGATTCAGGCCCTGTTACAGATACAGTTTCAACTTTCCAAAAATTAGGTTACGTTACAAGCACGATTACAAAACTTTCTGCAACAGATCGTATCTTATTACAAGTTGCAGCTTACACAACAAGTACAGCAACAATTAGCGCTTCATACCATTACAATGGTAGTTCGATATATTCCGCTTTACGTACTCCAATCGGTCAAGGTGTTAGTGGTACATCTGGTTATTCCGGTATTGGTACTTCTGGTTACTCTGGTTTTAGCGGTATATCTGGTTTTACTGGTATCAGTGGTTTCAGCGGTATCAGTGGCTGGTCTGGTATTTCAGGCTACTCCGGCTTTAGCGGTATATCAGGTTATACAGGTATATCAGGTTATAGCGGTATTAGCGGTTACTCAGGCTTTACTGGTATTTCAGGTTACACTGGTATTAGCGGTTATAGCGGTATTTCAGGCTTTAGCGGCTTTACCGGTATTAGCGGTTTTAGCGGTATTAGCGGTTGGTCTGGTATCTCAGGCTACAGCGGCTTTACCGGTATTTCAGGTTATACTGGTATCAGTGGTTTCACAGGTATTTCAGGTTATTCTGGTATCAGTGGCTACAGTGGCTTTACAGGTATAAGCGGTTATTCAGGCTTTACCGGTATATCAGGTTATAGCGGCTTCACTGGTATTTCAGGTTACACAGGTACATCTGGCTACTCTGGTTATAGCGGCTTTACAGGTATAAGCGGTTATTCAGGCTTTACTGGTATATCAGGTTACTCCGGCTTTAGCGGCTTTACAGGTATAAGCGGTTACTCAGGCTTTACTGGTATATCAGGTTTCTCTGGTATCAGTGGCTATAGTGGCTTTACCGGTGTATCTGGTTTCACTGGTATATCAGGTTTCTCTGGTATTAGTGGTTGGTCTGGTATTTCAGGCTACTCTGGCTTTACAGGTATTAGCGGTTACTCTGGTTTCAGTGGCTTCACTGGTATTAGTGGTTACTCAGGCTTTACCGGTATATCTGGTTACTCTGGTATTAGTGGCTATAGTGGCTTTACTGGTATATCGGGTTATACAGGTATAAGTGGTTTCAGTGGCTTTACCGGTATTAGCGGTTTCAGTGGTATTTCAGGCTTCAGTGGTTACACTGGTATGTCTGGTGCTACAACAAATATTTCAAGTCAAGTCATTACATACACGAACAGCTTTAGCGCTGGTCAAGTAGTACGTCTTGACAACGGTTCAAGCGGTTGGTTCTTAGCTCAAGCAGACAATGTAACAGATGCAGAAGCAACAGGTGTTGTCGCATCAGCTTCAGCTACAGGCTTCACCATTATATACATGGGCTTGATTACAAATCTTGCAAGCTTAACTCCTGGTGAATGTTACTTCTTATCACCAACAGTTGCAGGTGCTGTAACAACAGTTGCTCCAAGTGCTTTTGGTACAGTATCGAAACCGGTCATGAGAGCTATTACATCTTCAACAGCTGTAGTAGTAAATGAACGTGGTTATCTAAACTCTGATAACGCGTTGTTACTATATCCAAACGTACAAGGTGTACGTCTAGTAACAAGCAACCCATACGTTGTACAATCAACTGACGAATATATCGGTATTAACGTTGCTACTCCAACCACTGTTTATCTACCAGCAATCGCAGGTATACAACAGGGCTTGTATGTAACTATTAAAGATGAATCTGGTAATGCTAAGACAAACAACATTACATTATCTGGTGCAGGCGTAACCGTTGATGGTCAAGCTACTTACTTGTTAAACTACAACTACGAAGCTGTATCATTAATATACAACGGCACTAACTGGTTTATCATATAAAGTGTATAAATATTATTGCTTAAATGAATCATGAGCAATACATTTGTATACACAGCAATTAAAGGACAATCCGGTTTTTCAGGCGCGCAAGGTGTAGCAGGAGCTACAGGCACTTCTGGTTATTCCGGTATCTCTGGTTATACAGGTATTAGCGGCTTCACTGGTATATCCGGTTATAGCGGCTTTACCGGCACTTCCGGTTACTCTGGTTTCACAGGTATATCTGGTTTTACAGGTATATCTGGCTATACTGGCTTTTCAGGTATATCCGGTTATACAGGTATATCTGGCTATTCTGGTATCTCAGGCTTTAGCGGTTTTACTGGTATTAGCGGTTATAGTGGTTTTTCTGGCTTTACAGGCATCTCTGGCTATACCGGTGTAAGTGGTTACAGCGGTTTTAGTGGAACAAGCGGCTACTCTGGTATTTCAGGTTATTCAGGCTTTACAGGTATATCTGGTTATACAGGTATATCTGGTTATTCAGGCTATTCAGGCTTTAGCGGTTTTTCAGGTATTAGCGGTTATTCCGGCTTTAGCGGTTTTACAGGTATCAGTGGTTATTCAGGCTTTACTGGTATATCAGGCTTCACTGGTATAAGCGGTTACTCTGGTTTTTCTAGCTTTAGTGGTTATAGTGGTTTCTCTGGTGTATCTGGTCCAACAGGTGCTTCTATATACGGTAGAACATATTTTTTTAATGAAACCAATAGTGACCAACCTGCTTATGAAACAATTGCATTGACACCGGGTGGTGGTGGGGTTACTCAATATGATGATGTTGCTTATGTTAACAGTACTAATAGTAATGCTTATAGTGCACAATCAATAGGTGGTTATTTAACTCCTATTGGAGAGCCAGGTATTGCAGAAATACCAGCTGGTATTTGGGACATTGAATGGTTTTATCAAGTAGGCGCGGGTGCAACAACACCAAACCCTTCTGCAGGCTTTGTATTTAGTTTGTATAGCTATTCAATGGCTACAAGCTCAACTAGTGCATTTATTTTAAGTGCAGATACAGGAGCAGTGTTTACAACAGCTGCAACACCAACATATACTAAGTTTAGTTATGTAACAAGTAATATTACTTTACTTTCAGCTACAGATAGAATACTTGTTAATGTAGGAATGTATTCACCGAATACACAAACAGTATCGGCTACATTTATATATAATGGTGCAACTAATTATTCTGTAATTAGAACTCCAATCGGTCAAGGTGTATCTGGTGCTTCTGGTTATTCTGGTGTTGGTACTTCAGGTTATTCAGGCTTTACTGGTATATCTGGTTTTACAGGTATTTCTGGCTATAGCGGTTTTTCTGGTGCTAAAGGCTCTACAGGTACATCTGGTTATAGCGGCTTTACAGGTATTTCTGGTTATACAGGTATATCAGGTTATAGCGGTATAAGCGGTTACTCAGGCTTTACAGGTATAAGCGGTTATTCAGGCTTTAGCGGTTTTACTGGTATATCTGGTTACTCAGGTATTTCTGGTTGGTCTGGCTTCACTGGTATATCAGGCTTTACTGGTATTTCAGGCTATAGTGGTTTTAGTGGTATAAGCGGTTACACCGGTATATCTGGCTATAGTGGTATCAGTGGTTTCTCAGGTTTTACAGGCATAAGTGGTTATACCGGTATATCAGGCTATTCTGGTATTAGTGGTTTTTCAGGCTTTACAGGTATATCAGGCTTTACAGGTATTTCTGGTTACTCTGGTTTTACAGGTGTATCAGGCTATAGCGGCTTTACTGGTATTTCCGGTTATACTGGTATATCAGGTTATTCTGGCTTCTCTGGTTCTGCTGGGGTTTCCGGTTTTAGTGGTATATCTGGTTTTTCTGGTACAAGCGGTTTAAATGCTACTAATGTAAACGTAACATACAGCAACTCTTTTAGTCCAGGCAATGTTATATACAAAACTTCTGGTGGTTATGCTTTAGCACAAGCAAATGCAGCTTCTACATCAGATATTATTGGTGTTGTAATAAGTGCAACAGGTACATCATTTCAGTATGTAGCTAACGGCTACACTTCAGGCTTTACCGGTATTGTAGACGCTGCACAATACTATCTTTCAGATACTACAGCAGGTCTAATGACCACAACACCTCCTTCAGCTATTGGTTCTATTATTAAACCAGTAATGATTGGTATAGGTACTACAGCTGGTCTAATAGTTGAGTATCCTGGTTCACAGATTCAGGCTGCTAATGCAAATTCTGGTTATTCTGGTTTTTCCGGTGCAGGACAATCTGGTTACAGTGGTTTTTCTGGCTTAAAAGGCTCAACAGGCGCTCAAGGTTCTACAGGTAGTACTGGTACATCTGGTTATTCGGGCTTTAGCGGAACTAATGGTACAAATGGTACTAACGGTACTTCTGGTTATTCAGGCTTTAGTGGTACAAATGGTACTAACGGTACTTCTGGTTACTCTGGTTTTACAGGCATATCTGGTTATAGCGGTTTTTCAGGCTTTTCTGGAGCATTTGCAGGTAGTACAGGTACTACAAATTATGTAGCTAAGTTTACAGGTACGAATTCATTAGGCACAGGCTTAATATACGACAATGGTACTAATGTTGGTGTTGGTCTAACAGCTCCTAATACAAGCTTACAAATAAATAACAATGGTACTTACGCTACGACCGGTAATATGAATACCGGTATAGTTGTAGGTAATAACACTAGCGGAGCAGCTCTCAACTCTGGTGCATATGATTCAGGTACTACTACGACTTCTTATGGCTGGTTTAATACTGGTTATGCCAATAATGCTAATATAGGCGTTTCTATGATTTTTGCTGCAGGTGGTACCGAAAAAATGCGTATTACTACTGGTGGTAATGTCGGTATCGGTACGACTGCACCTAGCGGTACACTTACAGTTGCTGGTTCTTTGTCAGCTAAAACAGCAAGTATAGCTCAAAACTTTACAGTGGATGTTAACGGTAACGCTACTGCTGTATCGTTTACTTCAACATCTTCTAAAGTTGGTAAGACAAATATCAGACCATTATCATCTTTTATTGTAGATCCATTAGCAACTACTCAATTATTAAATGCAGTCGTGTATGATAGTTTAATTGATGTATCCGCTACTAACGAAATTGGTTTTATTGCAGAAGATGTATTACCAGTACTACCAGCTGTAGTTTCCACAGAAGGAGATGTAGTTGTTGGTATTGATTATAGCCGTATAACAGCTCTTCTTACTGAAGCAGTTAAAGCACAACAAGTACAAATAAACAACCTAAATATATTAATAACGCAATTAAGTGCAAGATTAAGTTAAATATAGAATATGGCTACTCCATTTACATATAGTATACAAGGTGTTTCTGGTTTTTCTGGTACTCAAGGTGCAACCGGTACGTCGGGATATTCTGGTTTTAGCGGACCTCAAGGGCCACAAGGATTTAGTGGAGCTGCAGGTACTTCTGGTTATAGTGGTATATCTGGTGCACAAGGTGCACAAGGAACTAATGGAACGATTGGGCAGAACGGTGCACAAGGTGCACAAGGCGCAACAGGTGCTCAAGGTGCAGCAGGTACGTCAGGATATTCTGGTTTTAGTGGAGCTAAAGGATCTACTGGAGCTCAAGGATCTACTGGTGCTCAAGGCTCAACAGGTGCTCAAGGCTCAACAGGTGCTCAAGGCACTTCAGGCGCTCAAGGCGCAACCGGTACTTCTGGTTTTTCAGGCCAGCTTGGCGCTAACACTACTGTGTATGTACAAAGTGGTTCAGTAAGTGGTGTACCTACAGCCGCGGGTAATGGTAATCTTTGGTGGAACACAGATACTGGTGCCTTAAACATTTGGATATCGTCTTCTAGTTCTTGGGTAGTTGCAGTGCCATATGTTGATCCTTCTACTATATTTAAAACTTCTGGTGGTAACATAACTGGTAACGTTGGTATATCTGGAGCGTTAAACGTAACAGGTGCTATTACAGCTACTAGTAGTATTACTGCTAATTATTCTGATAAACGACTTAAAGATATTAAAGGCAATATTTTAAATGCGTTGTCAAAAGTTTTATTACTTAATGGTGTGAACTACACTGCTAATGAAACTGCTCAACGTTACGGTTATTCATCTGAAACTCCTGAAGTAGGTTTAATAGCTCAGGAAGTACAGGTAGTTTTACCTGAAGTTATTAAGTTAGCACCGTTCGATACTGTAACCAATGAAGATGGTTCAACATATTCTAAGAGCGGTGAAAACTATATAACTATACAATATGAAAGAATGATTCCTTTACTTGTTGAGGCCATAAAAGAACAGCAAGCTCAGATAGAGGAACTTAAAGCACTCATTAAAGCAAAGGCCTAAAGTATGGCAAACCAGCTAAGTTTTCCAACTTCACCTTCAAGTGCACAAAGGTACATTTCTCCTATAGGGTGGGTGTACACTTATGACGGTTATACCTGGAATACAACAGGTAGGTTAGGTATGGCTGGGTTTACAGCTGAAAACTCATTTTTATATCGTACCGTGTATACTCGTGGTTATGTACATTGCGGTTATCAAAGCGGTAGTCCTTGGCGTAATACTAATAGAACTATACATTTAACCGATACAACCACTAACTTAGGTGATATGATGGATACTGGAGCATCATACATTGACGGTGGGTTTAGTGATTATAACACGTATGTGTTTAATGACTCTGGTGCAGTTAATGGTACTTCTTCTTACACGTCATCAATGAGTATGACGACTGAATCTTTAAGAACTCATAATAGTAATAGAGATTTAAAACAGTCTCGTGCAAACTGTAAAGCGTTAATGAACGCAGGACTCACTTCAATATATATTACTGGTGGTAACTCTTCTAAT